CCGACCTCCCCGTCTCTCGAGAGTGAAGTCGCTTCAGAGAGCCTCCCTTGTTCTTGACGTTCCTCTTCGAGGGAACGTCTGTGTTGCGACTCTCGATGTAGAGGCCGTTACCTAACGAGATCCTCATGACGACTCCTATCTCTCTGTTACGATACTAGGTTCTCTTTGTATGCGCTTTTCTTTTTATTATATAGTGGTCACTATTAAGTCAAGCTTAAATCTAGCGTAAATCTATCTTAATCTTTAAGTGGTTCGCCCAGAGCCTAACGAGTGATGTCTCTCTAAAGAAGACTAGCGATACTGTTCGGTCCCTTTATGTTACATGGCTAATGGACCAATTTGGCTTAAGTAGGGTCTTATATAATATAGGTAGTATATATAGTAGTATATATGTATATTTGTTACGTAATCGGATGTTACGTATACGTTTTCTTAAGGATCTTGGTAGTTTAGAGTAGCTTCCTCATTAGCCCTATGAGCCTTTAGCCACTAGGTTTAGCCACTATGAGCCTTGCTTTTACCTAGTGTTCTACTATATAATATAGGTATGAAGAGACGAGAGGTCGATGATTACGGACGTATCGAGTGCGGACTATGTGAAGAGTGGATACACATCTCCGGGTTCTACACTAGGCCCGTACTCGATGGTGCGTCCATGAAGGACATCTGGTGGGGCGATCCCGATACTGGCAAGCAGTACGGTCAACCCAAGAGCTACTGTCGAGCTTGTAACTACGTGGCACAGAAGGGCTGGAAGGCCGTCATGGAACGTAAGGCGGAGTTTGCCCGTAGGAGGGCCGGTAGACTTTCCCTGGCGGACGCCCTGAGGGAAGTCGAGATCGCCCAACAGGAAGCGTACGCTCAGGTGCTCCGTCAGTTCCTAGATACAGGGAGCCCTGTGGAGTAGTGTCGCTATGGAGTTGTCAAGGTACGTCCACGTAGGGCCGCGAGGCAACGTTCCAACCTGGGCGTGGCAATGGTACACGTCCCACCTGGCTGTCTTGGTACTGCCTGACCGCTTTGGGTCCTTACTAAAGGATGTTACAAGATCCGGATCTTGTGTTGTACAAGATCCGGATCTTGTTGTTGCGTTACTCTGCTGCGAACTGCTCGAGCGCTTCGTTGATCTCGTTCATGTTCACAGCTTCAACAGTGCTCGGAGCTTCCGTGATTCCGAAACGCTTCGTCAAGTACTTCACGGTCCACTCGATAGCGTGTTCGCGAGTGACGACCTTGTTCTCTGACGGAATGAAACCCTTCTTCACGTACGTGTAGAACATCGGTGCCGGCAGTTCCTTGATTTCGGAATCGATGTCGTGAAGGATCTTGTTGACGATCTTGCACATTCCGTACGGGGAGTACGTAGAAGCGGTGAAGTAGTTCGCGATCTCGTTCATGATCTGCTCGATTCTGTGAGTGTGTGTGTGTTTCTCTTATAACATAATTATAGTAGCGCATATCGTAAGAAAAACCCAAATTACGCCTAAAACAAGCTTAACTTATATGCGTAAATTAAGCCTAAATCTTTACGTAAGATTTAGGGGTGTAGGCCCTATAGGACTAGTCCAGACATGTCGGCCTAGACATACCTAGACTAGTCCTGACATGTCGACGTGTCCAGACTACTATGTTCTATCCCTATCCCCTAGACATGACCAGACCACCCTGTACATGTCCTACCCCCTGGTGATGACCAGACCAACATGTAATGTCTAGTACAATGTGTACATGTACGTACACCTACGTAACTATATTCCGTGGACACAGACACACACGTATATAACCCGTAGGGCATACGCGCCAGTTTTTTGGGGGCATGTGTTACCTGCATATACGAGAGGTAGGTGTTCCCGTCTGGGACTACTGTATAATAAGGGTAAGGAGGTGTGTGATGAGCAGAGAGTTCGACGAGTACGAAGGGGAGATCACTCCCGAACAGCCGATGGGTCCTCCACAAGGGAAACGGCGTAGTGCTGGTTCTGGTACCCCACTGCCTGAGGGCTTCGTCAACCAAGAAGCCATGGACATCGCTCTTGGCATGGAGCGTGCAACGCATCCTGACGAGACCACAGAAGAGCTAACGCACAGGCTCTTCAAGGAGAATTCCCCTAGTGTTGCGATGCAGATCGTTCACATTGCGCTACGTGGGACTTCGGAGAGACTTAAGCTAGACGCGGGGAAGTACGTGATCGATCGCGTAATGGGTCCCGTAGGCAAGGAAACTCACCGCGCAGATTCGCCTCTCGATGCTCTGGTTCGGCAGATGCAAGACGATGTCGAAAAGGCTGCAAATGAGGCGTACGGTGGCTAAGAAGGGTGGAAAGAAGGCTTCCGTAAAGATGCCGAAGCCATCAAAGGGCACGAAGAAACCCAAAGGCGGAGGCTACTAAGCCGGTTCGCCCTGTGGTGCTCTATATAAACACGGACGCGGTTGGGAGCAAGAAATGCCACTGCAGGACTTGAGAACCAAGGCAACTGCGCAGGGCGGCAAGATGAAGACTGCTGGTCGCATGCGGGTGTCGTATCGTGATGCTAATGGGCAGACGCAGGATGCAGTTGTCGTAGGGCCTGGGACGTCTTCAGGTCTGAAGTTGGTGCTGCGTGTGCCTGCTTCCGCATTCACTGCCGGGAATCAGATCTTAGATAACGTCCCTGCTGCGACTGCAGTGAAGACGCTGTCTGCGTACACAGCTCGAGGAATCCAGTAGTGGATAGCCTTGAGCGGTGGTTGCTCGTCCCAGTGGAGGATGCTAACCGTTGGGATTGGGAAACCGCCTACCAGCGAATGAAATGCGCCAACGGTACCTGCGAGGGAGTTCGGTGAGCGAGCCCACAGGACCTAAAGCGGAGAACCCGTACTGCATGATCTGCTCAAAGCATGGTTCGAAGCCTTTTCACGAGACCAACGAGCATCCAAGGACGTAGATGGCCTGGACGAGAGAAGAGTACTTTCGACGGATTAAGTACAAGCCGCACGGACGTCAGCAGCTGTACCATCAGTCGACGGCTCGCTTTCGTTTGGCCAATTGTGGTCGACGGTTTGGCAAGAGCACTATGGCAGGCAAAGACCTCCAGCCTAGGCTCTTTGCGCCAAACAAGCGCTTTTGGATCGTAGGCCCTACCTATGACCTCGGCGAGAAGGAGTTCCGGGTAGTATGGGATGACCTGATTGTTAAGCAGCAATTGGGTAGGGACTCACGAGTTAAGAAGGCGTACAACAAGAAGCAAGGCCACATGTATATTGAGTTCCCTTGGAACACTATACTTGAGGTCAGGTCGGCAGATCACCCAGAGAACCTGGTTGGCGAAGCACTCGACCACGTGATCATGTCGGAAGCTGCCAAGCACAAAGAGGAGACTTGGGAGCGGTTCATTCGACCAGCATTGGCGGACAAGCGTGGATCAGCAGACTTCCCCACCACCCCCGAAGGATTCAACTGGCTCTACACTCAGTGGATGTACGGACAAGACCCCAACTTCCCCGACTATGCGTCGTGGCGCTTTCCTAGTTGGGATAACTCCGCAGTATATCCGGGTGGCTACGACGACCCTGAGATTCAGCTCCTACTCCGCACCATGCGACCTGAACAGTTCCTGCAGGAGATTGCAGCTGACTTTTCCTCATTTGTAGGCAAGATCTACCCTGAGTGGGACATCACCAAGCACGTTGGTAAGGTGGAGTTCAACCCTGCGTGGCCTAACTACATAGCGTTCGACTGGGGCTACACCAACCCGCTGGCAGCTATTGAGTTCCAGATAACACCTTGGGATGAGATTCGTGTTTGGCGTGAGCACTATAAGGCGTTTACTACCCTCGCTGAGCACATCAGGATACTTAAAGGTCGCGAACAGCCTGATGGTTATCACCTTGACATGGCGTTTGGAGATGCCGCGGATCCTGAAGCGGCGGTCGAAGTCTCCATCAACTACGTAGGCTGTTGGGCACTTCCCGAGGCTAAGGAGAACTGGCGTGACGGTGTGGACTTGGTCGCCTCGTTCCTCAAGGACAGAGACACAGGCCTTGTGGCCGATGAGTTCGGAACGCCTCTTACTACTACGGGAATGCTCGTCGATCATTCGTGCAAGAGTCTCATCCATGAGTTCAACAACTACAAGTCCAACGCTCCTGTCAAGGGACGAAACGTTCCCGAGTTCGGAAACAAGGTCGAAGACCACGCACTCGATGCTTTGCGGTATGGACTCATGCATGTGTTCAAGCTCGGAGCTCATCACCACCTCTCTGAAGTCTACCAAGGAGAAAGTGGAGGATCTGGACCCGATGGAGATTCAGGAAACTTCACCATGACTTCTGCAGACATAGGCTCTTCCGGAGGAGACGGTGGCATGTTCACGTCAGGAGGCGTCTTCTAGTGGTTAGCCCTGTGGATACTGCGTCAGGCTTCCGCGAAGTCTCTACGTTGTCTGAAGTCATGGACAAGTTCGAGCTAGTGTCGATCGTTAGCGACGACGGTGTCGAGCCCTTCATGGTTGTGACGCCTAGAGCATTCGGTGAACCCATTGTTAGGGATGTCGACCTAAGGGAACTAGGTACTAGCTCGCCTAGTCCTTTCACTTCCTTCATTCGGGCGGAGTACAACCGTGACCTTCAAGGCATTAAGGGTCTCCAGAAGTATGACCAGATGCGTCGTAGTGACGGAACTGTACGTGGCACTCTCCGGCTGGTTAAGACTCCCGTTTTGGCTGCTCGTTGGTTCATGGAGCCTGGTGGTGATCGGCTTAAGGATAAGCGAATTGCCGATTTCGTATGGGACTGCTTCACAGAACAGATGAGCATTTCCTGGAGCCAAATACTCCAGGAAGCTTTGCTGATGTGTGAGTTCGGTTACTACATGTACGAGAAGGTCTGGGAGAACAGGATGGTTGAGGGCCGTATGCGTACGGTCCTTAAGAAGCTTGGCCCTCGGCATCCTATGGATGTCAAGGAGTGGCACTACGACGAGAACGGCGGACCCAAGGCTGTCACGTTGTGGCCCTCGACTAATCCCTTCATGAACGACGTGACGATTCCGATCAAGAAGATGCTGGTCTTTACGTTCGATAAGGAGGCAGGTAACATCGAGGGGATGTCGCTTCTGCGAACCCCCTACAAGCACTGGTACTACAAAGAGACGCTGTACAAAATCGATGCCATTCAGAAAGAGCGTCACGGTATCGGTATCCCCATGATTACGCTTCCTCCCGGTTTCTCTGCGAATGACCGTGCTTTGGCTGAGAATATGGGTAGGAACCTTCGTACCAATGAGCGTGCCCACATCGTCCTGCCCCCAATGTGGGAACTGATCATGCTCAAGCTCGAAGGGCAGCCTGTTGATTGCCTAAAGAGCATTGACCACCACGACAAGCAAATTGAAAAGTCCATTCTAGCCTCCTTCCTGTCTGAGGGAGGCAATCAGGATACTAGTCTCGACCTGTTCCTTAAAGCCACTAGATTCATTGCGGATATTGTATGCCAGACGTTCAACGACTACCTCATCAAGGAACTTGTCGACTACAACTTCTCAGGTGTAAAGAAGTACCCACACCTGAGGGCTCGGCGCATTGGTGAGACCGCTGACTGGCGTACAATGAGCTTTGCTATTCGGAACTTCGTCGGAGCTGGTATCATTCAGCCTGATGACGTACTCGAGAAGAACATCCGTGAAGAAATGGACCTGCCTCCTTTGGATGAAGCAACCATCCGGAAGACAGAGACACCACAAGCACCTGGTGAAGCTGAGGCTGGGAAGCCTGGGGCAGGAAAGGCACCAAAGGCAGGGCCTCCGCGTCAGGCACCAGCGAAGGCACAACTCCCCGCCGGCAATGCTGGAACCGACCGTTCCGGCTCAAAGTAACCAGGTGAATGGTGAGCGGACCCCCATGGCTGTTAATCCTCAAAGACGTCGGCCTGTACCTCCTAGGAATCTTCGGAATCCTGTACCAGCTTCTGACGGGGGAAGTGAACGCACTACTACTAGGCGTGTTCACGTCGGTACTGGGCATTCCAGCGGCGACAAACATTTTCTTGCTACTGAGACAGGGTGGCGCATCGCCTCCACCATCTTCTCCCTCGGTGCCGTCGCAGGAGCCTCCTACGCAGTCCTCTGGTACACGGTGATTCACAGATGACGACTGCTAGAGTACGCTTGGAGTACTCAATCGCTTCTGTAATCATGTCTGTGATCTTGTCAGGAGGCTTCGCCGTATACTATGTGACAAGTCAGAACAAGAAGTGGTGTGATACGCTTACTATCCTGACTAGAGTAGATCCTCGGACACAAATTGAGCCTACGACACCTTCGGGTAAGCAGGCGCGAGCTCAACAGGTTGAGACATACAACGCCTTGGTAAGACTTCGTACTGGCTATCACTGTGAGACGAAATGAGAGTCTTCACTGTTGGTTCTCCTGCTGTCAGCTCTCGACTGATAGTGAAGCATAACTCCAGGAACAAGTTCAGCTTCTTCTTTTGGGATGATGTTAACAACACCATTCCAACAGTCATGACTGGTGTGACTATAACGATCGAGATCGAAGAGGTTCTAGGTGGTAGTGTTACTACTTGGACGGCGACCAATACTTTGAACGAGGCAATCTTTGATCAGCCTGCAGCAACTGTACAGTTTGCTTGGGACACTAGACCGTTCCAAGTAATATTCACTAAGACAGCTATTCGAGAGGTTGTTATGACAGGAGAGGTTCAGGTGCAGCGATGAGTGAACAACAGGGTCCTGGCTGGGAAGTCGATTACGGCCTCGGAGCAATGAAGCTGCTCCCGAAGATTACTGCGACTGCAGAAGTTCAATGCAACTACCCGTGCGTTCCTGAGTGCCCTCGCGACCATGAATGGAGTAAGTAATGACTGTCGGTATTGCCAGCTCACTGGCTAACCAGATTCTCGAAATCTACCGGAACGTGGCTCCTACACTGGTAGCTACTCCCTTCATCCAGTTGCACACTGGTGACCCAGGAGCCGCCGGTACTGCTAACGTCTCGGTCGGGTCGACTACTCGGAACGCTGCGGTTTGGAACGCTGCTTCTGGTGGCTCGATGACGATCTCCTCATTGGGTGCATGGACCAATGGTGGTACGTCAGAGACCATTACTCACATCAGCATCTGGACTGCTTCGTCTGCAGGAACGTTCAAGCAGTCAGGTGCATTGACTGCTTCTCAGGCTTGGGTGTCTACCAACACCTTGACGCTGACTACCCTTACTCTGGCTTACTCGCCTATCGCGGCGTAACCGATGGCTGACTCAGCCGTAGCTATTACGGCAGGCTCCGGTACCAACATCGATACCTATGCTATTACGGGCGGTGACCATCAGCAGATCTTCCGTAAGGCAAAGGGAACCGCTGAGTCCGAGAACTCCTGGACAATCTCTACGACTGCATCGACCTCCCAGATTGCTGCTGATACTTCTAGGCTAGGCATCATGATGGTGAACTTTGGGTCGGGACGAGTGTACTTGCGATTCGACTCAACTGCGCCTACTGCTACCGTTTGCGACTGGTACTTGGAATCTGGTGATCGGTATGAGGTACCTGAGTATGCAGTTACCTTTGCTATCTCCATGCTTGGTCAGTTCGCTGGTGGAACTGTGAATTCGAAGTTGGTGACTAGCGCCTAATGCCTCTATATCCTGCAAAGGCTCCACTTAAGGTAGATTTCTGGCGAGCCTTTGGTCACTCGTGGCTCCAGTTCCAGAATGGTCCCTCAGGTGATCAGACTGGTCGAGTTGATGCGTTGTTTCGATCGGCACTAGATGTTGAGTACAACTCATGGAAGAACTTCGGTAGTGCTGGCGGACGGATCGTAGGCGCTGGTAGAGGTGGTGCGGGTGGTGGAGGTCATGGCTGGACGAAGGTCATGCAGCGTATCAAGCCTCCAGCCGGACGAACAGGTCCTTACGCACCAGATGGTGGTGGTACACTATTCTGCTATGGTATCAACGACCTAGCAGCCTATGGAGGTCAGACAGCTAACGTCAGAACCTCTATGGTTCATGCTCATCGGGCTTGTATCAGTAGGGCTAGAGCTAGTCGTGAATATCTAACTACCGACGCTGTATTCGCTTATGGCGCTGGTTGGACCAGTAACGCGAGCGGTGCCGACCTGGGCATGGGTACTGTAGACAGGACCTGTGCTACTACCACTGCCGCTACAATTACGATGACCCTACCTTCGGACTACAAGGGTGAGATTGTCGCGTGGGCGTTCCTGCATCGACCTGACTCGACTGGTGTCACGATGACTTGGACAGGTACTGCTATTGCTTCAACGCCACACAATAATGCTACCTTCAATACCGGTCAGTCGCTACCAGGTTCGTTCCTCACGCACGGCTACATGGTCTATCGGTTTACGGGTCTGACGTCAGCCAATGCCGGTCAGACGATTATCGGTACTTGCACAGCACGTGATGGAGGTACCGGGTCAGGCTTCTTCGACGGTGCGTGGCTAGAGTCGAATACTCCTCCGCCAGTAATTGTCTGTAACGTCTCAAAGCCTACTACTGCTGGTTACTCGGCATTGAATGCATTCTTCACCACTTGGACTGGTCAGTCGAACGAGGCTGGCTGGGACGCCGATATCGATACCTACAACGGCTTGTTGGCAACAATGCTGACCGAGTTCGACGGGATGGTCCAGCTCGCAGACTGTAACTCCCTTGTAGGCAAGGACGCTGCTGCATTCTCTGATGGCATCCACCCGAACGAGTACGGGTCGGGTAAGATCGTGGATGCTATGCTTGCCGCCTTGAACCGTATGAGTCCTCCGGCATCAGCTACGTCCTCGTCTATTGGCTTCAATCCTCCTTCTCCTCGTGTTGCTGGTCGACGTAGACCTAGAGTAGTGAACAACTGGTATACGTCTGATTATGATGCCATTACAGGAACGTATACTCCTGTCGCAGGACACATGTTCGCGATTCCGTTGGAGATTACCGAGCCGCGCGACCAGTGGAACCAGTTCGCGATTGAGGTTACGACTGCAGGGTCTACACAGTCGACGATCCGCTGGGGACTCTACGAAGATGTCAACTACGACGGGTATCCTGCGGAGCTGCTCTCCGGAATGGATGTCAGCGTTGCTGGTGCATTCTCCGTTGCAAACTCTACAGGTGTCAAGACCTCCTCAACGTTCACTACGACCTTCGTACCTGACCCTGGATTGTATTGGCTGTCGATTAAAATCGATACTGTAGGGACGTCGCAGATCCTCCGTGCTATGACTGGAGCTAATGACCTGCTACCTAATGTTGGGACTACGGGTCTTCCTGTTGCAGGTGGCTACATGGGGTGGCAGCTCACTGGTCAGGCAACAGGTGCTATGCCAGGATCGTGGCCTACGGGTGGAGTATTGACCGGTACAGTTCCCTACCTGGGGATGAAGAAGTCCAAGTAGCAGAAAGGAGTTACAGGTGAGTTTGCTCCTGCTGCTACGAAGTCCTGGTAACATCATACTTACTACTCCCATCCCTCAAGCAACTGGGACATTAGCAGGCGCGAATAGGACCACAGCTAGTATACCTGTACCTTCAGGTGTAACAGGGACACCTGGGGAAGTAATTATCATTGGTTTGTATAAGGAGTCTACTGCAGCTGTAACACCTCCTGCAGGTTTTACTCTTAAGACGACTGTTACATGTGCAGGATCACACCTTCATAATCATTACATTTACTACAAGCGTCCCTCAGGAGCTGACTCTGGCACCTACGACTTCTCCTGGACAGGATCTGTATGGGCTGAGGGCTTTGCTCAAAGGTTTACTGCTTGCACAACCTCAGGTGATCCGTTTGGTAGTCCAGTTAATACTGCTACCACGGACAGTGTAGGGTCTAGCAACGTAACACCTGCAGTTGCAACGCTTACGCCTAGCTCTAATAACTGTCTGGTACTCTTCATGGGTACTAACTTCAATGCTGGTGGTTGGACTCCTCCTACAGGGTTTACCGAACAGGTAGACATTGCAGGAGCCAACACCATTGCTACGCTGGCGCAGACAACTGCTACCGCTACAGGCTCGGTTACTGCTACGACTGTAACAGCTGATGTCGGTCGAACTGGCTTGGTTGGGTATCTGCTACCAGGGTTTACTATACCTGGAGATGTAAGCGCTACTGTTACTGCAAGCAGTACCATCACGGGTGTTGTAGGTAAGGTAGGCAACGTTAGTGCTACCATTACCGATAGCTCCACGAACACAGGTGTTGTAGCAAGATCCGGAGCAGCTACCCTAACGGTAACTGCCAGCTCTACCATTACCGGCGTTGTCGGTAAGGTTGGAGATGTAAGTGCAACTGTAACTGCTGCTTCCACTAACACCGGTGTCGTAGCTAGGTCGGGTGATGTCAACCTTACCGTAACAGCAGCCTCGACTAATACCGGAGTTGTAGGTGCAGTAGGTAATGTCTCCGAGACTATTACTGCTACCACGAACATTAGTGCTGGTGCTCGCTTTGGTGACGTAAGTGCTACAACTACTGCTAGTTCAACTATCGTAGGCGTTGTTGCTAAGTTCGGTAACGTATCGCTAACTGTTACTGACAGCTCAACTAATACTGGTGTGGCTGGTGCAGTAGGTAACGTATCACAAACAGTTACTGCGAGCTCGACCGTTTCTGGTTTTGTTACTAAGGTAGGTAGTGTAACAGCTACCGAGGGTCCTGTAGTTACTACTGCTGCAACAACCGCACTAAGTGGAGCAGCTTCCCTAACCATCAACGACAGCTCTACGGTCACAGGAGTAGCCGGTAAGGTAGGTAACGTAAGTCAGACCGTTGGACCCGTTACGACCATTACAGCTTCTGTTGGCACAGTTATATTCGGGAATGTATCGGAGACCGTTACTCCTAGCTCCACCATAAGTGGTATTGTCGGGGTCGTAGGAAACGCTAGTCCTACTATCTCGCCTGCCATTACTACTGCAGCTGTAGTTGCTAGGTTCGTAAACGTCACATCTACCGAAACAGCGTCACTAATAACTGCAGGCGTAGTAGGGGCCTTCGGAGCAGTAAATCAAACCGTCACAGCTAGTTCCACTGTCTCAGGTTCGGTTTCGCTCTTTGCTGGGACTACGCTTACCGAGAGTGCTTCCCTTACTGCATCAGGATTCGTAGCTGCTGCAGGGTTGTCAGTAGCTCAAGTTGTCAATGCCTCACTAACCGTAAGTGGCTTTGTCAGTAAGTTTGGTAGCGTCACAGCTACTGTAAGTCCCGTACTCAACCCTCCAGCTAATGTTACAGCTGTCACTGGTGTATCGCAGGTAGTCAATGCTAGCGTTACCACTGTAGCTGTTCTAGGCAAGACCGGTAATGTACTAGCCATTACCTCCCCAAGCCCTGTGGTCTCTTCCACGCTGGGGCGCATCGCTCAGGCAGGCGCAACAGTTTCACCTAGTGTTACTACTGCGACCTACTTGAGTACTTCCCAAGGTCGTCCGCAGTATGTTACTGGTAAGAGTGGTTCAGTCTCCGTTACCATTATAGGTCCTGACGGAAGTATTACAGCCAATCCTGCACGCTTCAATATAACATCTCATACCTAGATATACAGGCTAGTGGTAGTCACATATAGGGTTAAGCTACAATAAGAGGTAAGGAGGGCGATGCGATGACTCAGCGGATGAGCTACTTGGTTGACCTGTCACAGGTTAACCTTAGCGAGGGCGAAACTCCCTCATCCTGGATTCACGCAATGACTGTAGGGAAGTACGATCATCCCGTATACGGCGAGATTGCATTCACCGAAGATAGGCTCAAGAGATTCGCCCGGAGCGTCGTAGACAAGGTACGGGAAATTGAACCCGATATCGACTACGACCACAAGGCGCGAACCGGAGACGCTGCCGGCTGGGTCAAGAACGCGGAAGTACGAGCTGACGGACTGTACCTGTTCGTTGAGTGGACCAAGACAGCTGCAGAGAAAATCAAGTCGAAAGCCTACAAGTACTTCTCGCCCGAATTCGTTGATGAGTGGGAACATCCTAAGACCAAAGCTAAGTTCCAGGATGTACTCAACGGAGGGGCAATTACTAACAGGCCTTTCTTGAAGGACCTGTCCCCATTGAATCTTTCCGAAATGCTCGACCACTCGGAAGACCCAGAAGAAAGGAAAGAGATGGATCCGAAGAAGTTCGCTGAGCTTCTGGGTCTGGCCGAAGGTGCGTCCGAAGACGTCATTCTGGCTAAGATCAAAGAGCTCCAGGAGAAGGCTAACAAGCCTCCGGTCACTCTGAGTGACGCCGATGCTGAACTGAAGAAGCTGGCCGAGACCAACCCGGCGATCAAGCTTCTGATGGACCAGCAGAAGGAGCTACGCGAAACGTCCGCTAGGACTACGGCAGCACTTCGACTGGCCGAAGTTCGAGGCAACGTCATGCAGCTTGGCGAAGAGCTTCGCGCCAAGGACATTGCTATCCCTGCAGCTGTCATCGAGACCCTGACCAAGGTCCTCCACGAGACGCCTGACACCACAGGCAAGATCGTGCTGGAGATGGTCAAGGCACTCGGCGAGACAGGCTTCGTCGTCCTGGGTGAGAAGGGTGGAGCTGGTCAGCAGAACCAGAACGGTTCCGATCCCATCAAGCAGTTCTCGGACCTGGTCTCCAAGGCTCAGACCGATCACAAGCTCTCCTACGTCGACGCTGTTCAGAAGGTCGCACTGGAGAACCCTGACGCCTACCGCAACTACGCCGGTGCGTCCTACGCTGTTCAGCCGGGAGGTGCTAACTAATGGGTGTCGGTCCTAACTACGTCCTGAACAAGGGCTTTCTTGCTCAGGGTAGCGTTGCATACGGCTCGGGCGACCTGGTCGTTGCAGGTTCCGTCGAACAGTCGGTTGCGCGCGCGACTTCCGCTTCGACGCTTGTTCCTCTGGGCGTGTGTGTCGAAGACATTGACATCGCCAAGGTGTCTACCAACAAGGCGTTCATCGGCGTAGCCCTCATGGGTATCGTCCGAGTCAAGTGCGGTGCAGCGGTTACCAAGAACGCTCGCATTACCAACGACACCTCCGCTCGAGGCGTTGTGATTACTCGTGCTGCTGCTGGTGCACAGCCTCAGCCTTGCTTCGGTATCGCTCTCACGGCGACGTCAAACGCAAACGAATTCTTCGACATGCTGCTGACCCCCGGTGGCACGTTCTAACAGGAAGGGAGGTATCTCGCTGTGACTGTTTGGAGTCCCACTGGGTCCGGTGGAACGCACATCGATCAGATCCTTACCCAGATCTCGCTCGCATTTCCGAACAACGCTTTCGTCGGTGAAGCTCTCTTCCCCTCCGTCGGAGTGAAGAAGCAGTCGGACAAGTACTACATGTTCGGCCGTGAGGCATGGCTCGCAGAGACGTCGGACTATCGTGCGCCTGGTACTGAGGCGAACGAGATCCCCGGCTTCACTGTGTCGCAGGACACGTACTACGCTCAGGAGCACGCGCTGCAGATGGCGGTGCCTGATGAGGAACGAGAGAACACCGACTCGGCCTTCTCGCCTGATCGTGACGCTACGGATCTCCTGACGGCCAAGATCCTCCTGGGTCGTGAGCTTGCCATGAAGACCATGGTGACCACTACGGCGAACTACGCCTCAGGTCTGTCGGTCACGTTGGCTGGTGGTACTCAGTGGAGCGCTTACGCTACGTCAGACCCGATTGGTGACTGGCGCACGGGCATGCGTGCCGTTCACGCTAAGATCTTCATGGAGCCCAACCTCGCAGTCATCCCGTACCTGGTGATGTCGACCCTCGAGGATCATCCGGACATCATCGAGCGGATCAAGTACTCTGAGCGAGCAATCCTGACGCCCGAGATCATCGCCGCTGTGTTCGGTATCCAGAGGGTCATCGTTCCTGGTGTTGGTGTCGGTACTGGTGCTCCTGGTGCTTTGGGTAACGCGATCTCGGTCGGCTACCTCTGGGGCAAGGATGTCATCATGGCTTGGGTTCCTGCTCGAGCGGGTCTCAAGATTCCTGCCTTCGGCTACGAGTTCACCTGGAACTACGGTGGGACTGCTCAGGTTGTCGACCGGTGGCGTGAGGATCAGCGCAAGTCCGACCTCATTCGGTGCCAGCGTCGTTACGACCTGAAGATGATCGGTAACGAGATCAACCCTGCATCAGGTGACTTCGGCAAGTCCGTTACCGGCTACATCATCAAGGCTGCGATCGCGTAATGGCTAACGCCTACGTGATCAAGCTAGGCGATAACGTGAGCTACATCACGGCTAGCGCTAGGTGGCAATCTGCTAAGGTGACTGCGGTTACCGATCAGAACAATCTAGTGCTAGCCGTGGTAGACTCTAACCGTTCGCGCGTAGCTCTCAACGGAGGCGTAGCTGTTGCGCGACGCACTACCGCAACACAGACAAACGTTTGGAGGCCATACTGATGGCAGAGGTTGCCCTTACCGGGCTAGAGTACATCGACGACAAGGGCAATCGTGTCTCTGTCGCCGAAGGTGATAAGGTCGACAAGGTTCCTGCAGACACGCTGGACGAGTTCCGGGAGCTCGGAGCTATCGGTGAGCCTGCAATGACTCAGGCCGACAAGGATGCAGAGAAGGACGAACTGCTCCAGCAGGTCGCTGACTTGCAGGCAGAGCTCGCAGCGGTCAAGGCTCGTCAGGAAGCTCCTGCGTCTCCGAATCCTCCTGCTGCTAAGACTGCAGTGAAGGCTCCGGCGAAGTAGCTCATGGGTAACATCACTGTCGAGGAAGCTCAGGTTTGGTGCCAGCGCAACAAACTTGATCTGGGTGTACAACTTGATGGTGGGCTCGAGGTTCAGGTATCGTCCCAGATACTCGGAAGAGTAGCAGCGGTCTATGACACCTCGAGCTGGACTACCTCGCTGAATACTCCTCAGCTTGTCAAGACTATCATCGCCATGTACTATGCGGCGTGGACGTACAACAAGCTGTACTCGGACGACAATACCGACACTAACGCGTATGCTGATAAGCTTATGGCTATGGCAGACGCGATGCTTCAGAACATCATTGACGGTATTACAGAGATTCCAGGGGTTGAGCCCGTAGGCGACTCCAGTGAACCATCGTTCTACCCTACAGATGCTTCTTCAGCGCTAGAGGCTACTGTCGAGGATCCGAGTCTAGGACCTGCTAAGTTCTCAATGGGTACAGTCTTCTAGGGAGAGAGATGGCTACAGGCGAACCGTTTCTCGAACTGACGTTCAAACCCTCACTGTCTGTTATCCGACGTGATCTGCTACTCCTAAGCGTCGATCTCAGATCTCTTCATGAACCATTGAAGCGCTCCGTTCAGCAGGTAATCATTCCTAGTATTCGTGCCAACTTCGATGCTCAGGGTCGGCCCGCTTGGGCTCCCTATGCAGCTAGTACGATTGAGTTCCATGAGATGCTAGGCATAGACATGTCTAGGAGTATGTTGGACAAGACAGGTGCACTAAAGCGTACAGCTACTACATTGGCAATCTGGACCATTGGTAAGGAAGACGCCACCCTAAACAGTCTACCTCCTAACGTCTGGTACGGTAACCTACATCAGACCGGCGGTAAGGGAGGTAAGGGTCCAAAGGGCATTATTCCCGCACGACCCTTTATTATGTTTCAGGATGAGGACTACGAGAAGATTACGGAAGTCTTTGCTAAGTGGTTGGACGAGCGTATCATAGCTCGTTGGGCAGGTAGATAATGGCCTTAGCCACTAAGCTCTCCGAGGTTTGTGATAAGCTTGTTGCATTACTAGAGGCTCAAGCAGAAGACTTGGGCATTGCCGACGGCGGTGTGTTCTACGGCGATCAAGAACGTATTCCTGCTTCACCTGCCGTATGCGTTGAACCCAACACCAAGAAGGTAAGCCTATACGGTGCAGGTAGGATGACTGAGGTCTTCCTTGAAGTGTACCTGCTAGTGTATCACAGTGAGATTCGTGACCTGCAATCAAACCGTAGAGACGCTGACAGGCTAGCGGAAGACATTGCCACCCTAGTCAATACAGACGGAACCTTCTTTGGACTAGCAATCCATTGTTACGTAACTGAAATGCAATCAGGCTATTCGAACAAGCAGAACACTACATTGCGATCTACTAGAATTACGTTCCAAGTAGAGACACAGGAACGACTCCCGAACAACCCTTAGGAGGTGCGCATGTATACGATCAAGTTTGACTTCCCGAACCTCCCTAAGGGTGGGGAGATTGACATTACTGGACTGAATGTCATCTTCGAGAATGGTAAAGAATACACCATCTCGAAGGAAGCAGCCGATGCATACCGAGTTCACAACCAACGCCCTGTGGTCTCTGCAAGTCCTGACCCGCAGGCGCCTACTGAGTGGGAACTCGGTCCGACGCTGCTCGAGGCATTCAAGGACAACGAGCACGTTACGGTTAGCAAGACATCTCAGAAGGGTGAGAAGTAATGGCTCCCGGCATTGGTGCATCAGGTCTTCTGGGTGTTGCTATCGAAACCACTCCTGGCACCTACCTTGCGCCCACTAAGTACGTTCCGTTCATGAAAGAGACGTTGAAGTACGATCAGGCAACGGATTGGCGTAGGCCTATTCGTCAGTCTCCAGATGTTATCGGCGCTGTTGCTGGTGACTCGTACATCAAGGGCGACATTGATATGGAGGCGCTGCACGACTGCGTTCCGTACTTCCTCTACGCAACACGTAACACGGTAGTCAAAACTGGTGCAGGACCTTTCGTTTATACTTGCACCCCATCAGCAGTTGCTATTCCAGTGAAGACATTGTCCATTACTGTTCTTCGTAATGGTGTTGTCTTCGGCTATACTGGGTGTGTTGTTGGTGGGTTCACGTTCTCTATCGACAAAGGCAAGCTCATGTTCAAGCCTGAGATTGTCGGACGTGATGAAGCTGTACAGTCTGCTCCTACTGCAACCTGGCCTACGTCAGTTCCTTTTGGTGCAGGTTCTTACAGCCTCCAGATTCCTACTGCCTCTCAGGTATTCGATGCTGATACCTTTGAGTTCAAGGTCGACGATAAGGCTGAACCAAACTTCCGTATTAAGAATACTGGTACGGGAGCTCAGTTCATTGCATTCAAGGAACGTGAGATCGGGATTAAGTCGGAGCGCGATTTCGATACTCGTGTCGAGTATGACGCTTTCAAGGCTCTTACAGCTCAATCGATTACGCTGACTGCAACTCAGGGCGCTAACGTGATTACCCTAGCAGCAGCTACTGCTGTAAAGGATACTTACGAGGTCAACTTGGACAGTCAAGGAGACTTGGTCCGGACTCAGATCGAATACGTCGGAACACTGGGTGCTGGTAATGCTTACAGTGTAGTTGTAACTACACCCGAGAGTATTGTCTAACAAATAACCACAGGCCTAACCTTTAAGGGAGGGACAATGCCTGTAGCAGTAAGAAGTAACGACACCGAGAAGTTTGATCTGAAGACTCTACCTGGTGCCTTTGTTGTACTCAGGAGGATGTCTTATGGACAGATTCTAGAACGCCGAGCACTTATGAAGCTTACGTTCACTTCTCAGGGCAAGGGTAAGTCTGCCGAGGGTGAGATCGCGATGGCGAATAGGGCAATCAACCTGTTCGAGTTCCGCCATTGCGTTGTAGAGCACAACCTGGAACGTGTTGAGGGTCAGCTTCTCAACCTGAACAACGCTCAGGATGTCGATTCTCTTGATCCCAAAGTTGGTCAGGAGGTTGAGAAGCTGATCGAGAGCTTGAACAACCTTGAGGACGAAGACTCGGGGGATGAGGACCCGGGAAACTCTTCGGGCGAGTAGCTGCTAGTGTTGTCATGTCTAGACAGCCTGACGACGAAACAGCACTCGCTATAGAGTTAACCGTTTTGTGTAAGGAACTACACGTACTACCTAAAGCTGGCGGATTGTTAGACCAAGATCCATATCACATCCACCTCCTGAAGGCTGGACTAAGTGCCCTACGTGAGAAGGCTGCCAAGGAAGCCAACAGGAGGTAGGAGGTAAGCGATGGCCATAGGCGCACGAGAGCTAATGCTGATCCTACGTGTGCGTGATGAGGCGTCGCGTGTCCTCAGGAGTGCTGCAGGCGATATCGATCATATGTCGGATGCTTCGCAGAAGGCAGCACAGAAGCATATCGACCAAGGTAAGGCACTAGTTACAGTAGGTGCTGGTGTTGCTGTTGTTGGTGGCATAGCGTTAAAGTGGTTGAACGACTCTACCGATGCTGCCGGTGCATACGCTACTCAGGTTGCGTACACTAAGACACAGACCGATAAGGTTAAAGTGTCGCTTCAGGAACTAGGGAATATTGGTAAGGATCTAGCTAGAACTATTCCTGTGCCGTTTGAAGAGATCCAAGGTGGTCTGTATGACATCTTCTCGTCAATGGATGTTACAGTACCAGAGGCGAAGAACCTGCTGACTGAGTTCTCCAAGGCAGCTGTTGCAGGTCAGACAGATTTGCAAACTGCTAGTCGTGGTACGATCGCTATCCTGAACGCCTGGAAGCTACCTGCAACAGAAGTCAACAGAGTCAATGACGTCATGTTCAGATTGGTCCAGAAGGGTGTCGGTACTTACGATCAGTTCGCTACATCTATTGGTCGAGCCATTCCTTCTACCGTTCGTGCTGGTGGGTCTATTGAGGACCTTGCTGGTATGATGGCATTCATGACTCGTAATGGTTTGTCAACTGCTCAGGCAGCTACTTCAGCTGCGCGCGCCTTCGATGCGATGTCGAACCCAGCTACTGAGAAGCACATGAGGGAGCTAGGCCTAACAACGCGTGGTGCGAATGGTGAGTTCAAACCTATGTCGCAGATCGTCGAAGAGCTAAACGGTAAGCTGAAGAACATGACGGCTCCTGAGAGAGCTAATGCCATGAAGGAATTGTTCCTAGGCTCTGGTGGAACTATTCAGGCTCGTAGGTTCTTCGACCTAGCCATTCCAGGCTTCAAGGAACTTAACCTCCGAACCCAGGAGATGCACGACTCTGCTGGGTCGATGGAGGGTGCCTATAAGACGATGTTCGATTCGCCTCAGGCCAAGATGCAGTTGATGACTAACAAGTACCAGGTCATGCGAGTTGAGATAGGTGAGAAGCTACTGCCTATCAAGATGAAGCTCCTGGATGCTATCATGAAACTCCTAGACGGGTGGAATAGTCTTAGTCCTGAAACACAGAAGTTCATTGTCATTACTGCACTAGTGGTTACGGGCTTAACCATCTTGATCGGTGTAGTCTTAGTTGTTGTTGGCGGTATCCTAATGCTGATGGGAGCAGCGGCTCTAGCTGGTGTAGCCTTAGGTACTGTTGTAGGTATTGTGGCAGCTGTTATTGCCATCATCGTCTTGCTCATTGCAGCAGTCTATCAGATCATCATGAACTGGAATGTCATAGGTCCCTGGTTCGCCAACCTATGGCAAGGCATGAAGAACAACGTTCATGATGCTGTTACAGACATTAGGAATACCGTCGTAGGCTGGTACAACAGTTTCATTCAGTTCTGGCGAGACATTTGGTCTGGTATCGAGATCCTGGCTACTGGTACTTGGCGACGCCTAGCTACCTTCTTTAGCAACATTTGGACTGGCATTCGAAATGATGCTACTAGGCAGTGGAATGCTATAGTCTTCTTCTTCACAGAAGTACCTGGAAGAGTACTAAGTGCAGTGGGGTCCCTAGCACTTAGTATGGCTCGTTGGGCGTACAATGTATTTGTCGGTGCATGGAATGCCGTTACTACAGGCTTTAACGACTTGGTCAATTGGTTCAGAGGACTTCCAGGTCGTATCATAGGAGCCATTCCTAACCCTGGTCGGATGCTCTATAACGCAGGTCAGTGGATTATTCAAGGCCTTATCGACGGTATCTCCTCTTGGGTGCCCAATCTAAAAGGCTACTTGGGTAACATTACTGGATGGATCTCCAGTTGGAAGGGTCCTCCGGACGTCGACAAGAAGCTTCTATACGGAGCAGGCCAGTTGACGATGCAAGGATATCAGGATGGAATCAAGGACAGCGTCCCAGATGTGAGAAATACACTTCAAGGACTGACTAGAGATATACCCTCTATGGTTTCAGGATCTGGAGGTGGTGGAGGAGTAGTTCAGCACTTCACTATTAACACCCAAGAGATCGACCCGCGGAAGCATGCTGCTGACCTCGGTGTCATGGCTGCGCAGAGGTTGGGGTGATCTAAGTGGCTGCACCTACTTTGGGTGATTACGAATACCAGTATAAGGATGCAGGTGTAGGTGTACTGCTCAACCAAGCAACTCCTACTATGCCTTTCTGGGATGTAACTAAGATTACAGGTCTGACTGACTTCCCTGAGTTGGACTGGGATACTCTAGACCTTGACGGGCAGCATGGGTCGTTTGTAACAGGTAACTTCTTCAAGCATCGTATGTGCATCTTCGACGGCATACTATACTCTGCAACAGTGGATGTTGATGTCAACAATGAACTACTCAAAGCGACTATCATCCCCGATGGAACCGACTACCCTCTCTACTTCAAGCATCCGAATAAGACCCAGCGATACTTCATGGGTAAGCCGGTTGCATACCATGCTGATGTTGAAGCAGGTCGACGCACTGGTAAAATGCCGTTCCAGTTACAGATTGGTTGCACAGACCCGAGGTCTTACATTGACATCAGTTCTGTTGGTTGGACGTCTGGTAATAACTATACATTTACTAACGCAGGTAATACTGCTAGTAATCAGATTATATCCATCACCGCAACGTCCACAACGACGGCTACGATTACAGTTAGTAATCAGACCCAAGCACGCTCGTACGTATTCTCCACCGCGATTACTTCGGGTCAGGTTATTACGATCGACACCGAGAAACTAATTGTCAGGGTGAACGGTGCTCTCCGTAACGTGTCGATGACTTTGACTGGTGGCTTCTGGCCTACAGTGACCACAGGTCTAAACACTTGGAGGGTAACGTCGAACGTAGGTAACGGATCTTCTATTCCTAGGAGTGCGTTCCTGTAATGGCAACCTATTGGCTCGAGACTAGGACAAGGCTCGGAGCTTTCGTTGCCAAGATTCCATTCTACAACTTACAGTTCGAGACAGGCTTCAACGGACCTACAGGCATTCGTTGGACCAGTCCAATGTATCATGAGCAGATTCTTCCTGCTAACCTCTCAGCCGGTCTTCATGAGATTGCCGTAATGCGTGACGGAGCCTGTGTAGCTGCTGGACCCATTTGGGATGTTACAGCTAGCAGTGATGCCAAGGCGTTGACGTGTTCAGCTCAGTCACTAGAGGACTACCTCGACGTGAGGCTAGCGAGGGATGTAACATACAGTGTAATTGACCAGGTCAACATTGCTTGGGACCTCATTAGTGATTCACAGGCTCTTACTGGTGGCGACTTCGGATTCACGTCGGGCTTCCTCTTCGGTGGAGTGTCTCGTTCCATAGAATATAAGACGTACGACAACAAGTACATCTTGGAAGCTATCCAGGACTTTGCTGCGATGGAGGATGGCTTTGACTTCTGGATCGAACCTAGCACTAGGAAGTTCAATGCAATCTACCCTCGACCAGCTATTGACCGATCTCTCCATCTCGTATACCCACAACACATCAGTTCCTACGCAGTCACATATTACGGTAAGTACCTGCGAAACAGAGTTGTTGTTCAAGGTCCTGACCCAGCCTACGTGGTTGCCACTGACACTACTTCCCTTACAGCTTACGGTCTACGGGAATACGGCGATGCACTAAAGGATGCTGCGACGGAGAATGACCTAACAGCTTACACTGGCCACGTTCGTGATCTACGTAAAGATGTCAAGGCCTATCCGACTCTTGTCCTTCGTGGACAATACCTGAACATCTTTGATCCCTTCACCATTACCTTTGGCGACAAGGTCAAGGTTACCATTCAGGATGGTTACGTTAACATCGATACACAGTTCCGGTACAAAGGGGCACAGGTAACTGTTAACAAGAGTGGCGAAGAGACCATTGTAATGTATACTCAAGACCTGAGGGAGTTGTAATGCCTGGATATATCAACTCCACAGGTGAGAATGACATCGTCGACTACATGAGGATGCTTGAACGTCGACTCGCTAGACTGGAACGCGGTTCGCAGGGTCGTACTGGTGGAGATGATCCTACTGTAATAACGAGCTTGGCCATCTCTGGTCTGACTCTATCTACTCAGACAGTCATTGCGGCTAATGACTTCTACCAGGTCATGATGCGTTACAGCTGGACAGCCATTCCAGATGATCCGTCGGAGTACAATAAGGATGCCCTTGATGGGTATCTTACTTCCTGGTCCCTCAACGGTGTTAACTACACTGCAGATGTATTCACTACTGATACGTTTATCGATGCTGGACCATTCACTCAAGGCTTGAGCGTTACCTTTCGCGTACGTGCCAGGACTGTTAAGGGTACACTAGGTGGCTACACTAGTCGTACAGACAGTACAACTACAGATTCCACTGCACCCTTCCAGCCCAGCACCCCTGTGGTCTCTCCATACCTGGGGCAGCTCGCCATCGATTGGAATGGTCTAGATGTATCTGCTGGCCAGCCTCCTACTGATTTCAGGTTTGTCGAAGTCCACATTAGTACGACGGGTAGCACTTTCACTCCTACTGTGTCAACTCTCGTCGGAACTATTCTTCGTGGCGGCGGTACTTGGGTTGCCACTGGCCTTACCTACGGGACTACTTATTACAGTCGCTTGGTCGCTGTTGATACTGTTGGCAATAGGTCTCCAGCGTCAACCGCAGGTTCTGGAGTCCCTGTACAGGCGGCTAATGGTGACATCTCATCGTTGGCGGTTGGCAAGCTAACTGCAGGTGTGATCACTGCGGTGATGACTATAACGGGAAGACTTGCAACTGCTCTAACAGGTGCACGTGTTGAGATGAATGTCAATGGTATTCAGGCATTCAACTCCAGTGGTGGGCAGACTGTAGACATTGCTGCAGCTACGGGTAATGCAACTATCATTGGCGCATTCAAGACTGACTTCCCAGGATCAACAACACCTCACTTGGAGATGGTTAACTCCGGTGACCGTACGACTATCTTCTTCACAGACAACTCAGGTTCAGGTGCCAACTTTGCATTTATGAACTCGCCCCTGGATGGAAGCAACGTTCCCCGCATTGGAATTAACTCAGGTGAGTTTACATACCTATCCGTAGCTAACTGTAGGAGCCGTCTATTCCTAAGTACCACAACGGGTATCCAGTTGCAGACTATTACCTCTGGAAGTCTGTCGCACGGATACGGTCTAGACATGCGTGACTCTACCATGAACCTGTTAAGGAACGTTTCCGGAGTTTCTAATGGGTTTGGACTCAGCATGGCTACAAATACCATGAGCTTGCAGAGAACAGTAAGTGGTGGTTTGGAAGGTGCGGCATACACTGGTTCAGATACAACCTTTACGATTCGTAGATACGGCACTAGTGCCATCCTGGACGGTGGACAGATCTTTGCTGACACCAATAGATTAATCCTAGAGGCTCAAGACGTAGGCGTTGTTGGTTCTCAGCTCACTTTGAATGATAGCGGATCGATAAGCATTCAGGGCGCATTCATTAAGAGCAATACCCTATCCGGTAACTCAGCGCTGTTTACGGATGTATGGACTGCTGTTAATGCAGCAGGTGGAGCCACCGTTACCTATGGTGTAACGATGAGTACTATTCCTGTTCCTATCTATAGCATCGAGAGTGCGAGCGATCAAGGTAACGATCGAATGCCAGTTGCTCGCAGTGCTACATCGTTCACCATCCAACACATTAATAGTGTGACTGTCAGTCTTCATTACTGGGCGTATAGGATCTTCTGATGGACATTCAGATCACTGGTATTGTCGATCCTGGCGATGGGTTTCTCTATCTGGAGAGGACGATAGATAGTAGTCCCAATAAGCGCTACAACAAGATGCCAAGGGAGACTCTAGCTATTCGTGCTGCTGAGTACAACCTTGAACCGGATCACCCTAAGGCTCTCGATATCATGCTCATGGAACCTTTCATTGTATATACCGAGCCTCAACCATTTCATCCACTACACACTTGTGACACCATTGAAGAGGCACTACAGATCGTATGGGCTCAAGTTGAAGATGCCAAGACAAGAAACCAGGCACCTACGGAACCACATCTCAGGTCTCTTTTCCATGCAGCAGACCTCCCTGTACCCGAATCAACTCAAGGCCTCACGGATGTCAAAGAGCGTCTCTTACACTACTGTGATGACACTGTACCTATTTGGGTTAAGGTGTATCGCGACGAAGAGAGGAAGAAGGTAAGGCGCGACAACCCTTACAACCTCCTGAGGCAACTAAAGGACCACGCACTGTCAGTACTTCACGAAGAAGCGCAGCAAATGGAAAGGGTGAGGAATGGCTGAGATCGATGCAGATCGAATTGTTCAGATCCTTGGAATGAGAGTAGCCGAAGGAGTTCAGAGGGAGGCTATGCAACAGGCCTATGCAGAACAGCTGGAGAAGCAGATCGAATCTTTACAGGAGCAGTTGAGGGAGGGTAAGCTAAATGGTGTTGCTAAAGTCGGCGACAAAGAAACTGTTAGGGCACCAGACCGAGAGCCGTATATCCAGTAAGGATATCATCTGCATTCACACGATGGTAGGTTTCCTCTGGACTACTGAGGAGATGTTCGCGCAAGGAGGCTTTACCGGTACCGAGTCTCATTTCGGTGTCGGAGGTAAGTGGGGCGCTGACAAGGATAGGGAACTTGATGGCGTCGTATGGCAGTTCCAAGATACAGACTTTGAGGCCGATGCGAACCTCGAAGGAGCTCACCATGTCATCTCTATCGAGACGGCAGACAACGCACCAAAGTTCCCGGAAGACATCTTGGCATGGACTCCTAAGCAAGTGGAAGCCATCGTCGATCTGATTGTCGAGCTTTGTCGCTTGTACGACATCCCGGCAGAACTCATTCCTGACACCAAGCCACATCGAAGGGGTCTGGCTTACCACGCTCAGGGCTGTACACCAAACATTGTTCCTGGAGGTGAGACTTGGAGCACTTCAAAAGGGAAGGTGTGTCCTGGTCCTGCCCGCACTAGGCAATTCAAGAACGTCATCATTCCTGAAGTTCAGAGGCGACTTCGTATCACAACACCACAGGGGTTGATCGATATGCAGTGGACGGACAAGATCAAGCTCACGGAGGAAGACGCTCGGGTCTGGAACCTTCACGGGAAGACCGATGTGTACAAGAAGGGTTCCGAGGTAACGGTTAGTGACATGCTTCGCTACCCAACCCTCTCACGTAAGATCGACATGAAGCTCGACCAGCTACTGAAGGAGAAGTCATGAACGAGAGTCCCGACTGGACTAAGCTTACTACCAAGGCGAAGAAGTTTGGTACTGCTCTCGCCGGTGGGCTTGTAACTGTTCTGGCTACTGGACTTGTGCCTGAGCCTTACAACACGTACGCTGTTGCTGTTGTTGCCTTCATGACTGCCATTGGAGTCTATAAGGTCAAGAACAAGTAACCACAGAACGGCCTGGCCTCCTACGCGATCCCTCCTCGGTAGATCGTCCCTTCGTAGGGGGCCAGGCTTCTGCCTACTCAGCCATAGGCGACACGATGGCATTCAGTGTTAGCTCGAACGTGATCGTTACGGTATCACCCCGCCTAGCAGGTCTGTCGAGGTTAAGTAGGCCTCCCTGACCTATACCCTTTCCGTCCTCACCGAAGATGGTTACTGGCTCGTTCCTGAATTGAGGTGTAGGTCCAGGAGTCGATGCTACCAGCAGTATCTTCGAGTCCCTTAATATAACCCCTATCACGTTGAAGGTGATACCTGCACATACCAAGGTGCCTCTATTCATTAGGCCAACCCTTCTTGAGGATGTCAAAGCGTCGTGGGCCTCCGTTGACTAGATACCACAAGAGGTGTCGTTCGGCATCCATGGCATGCTTCCATTTCTTTCCATGGAAGATTCCAAGTCGCTTTAGGTTCTCGTCCTTTACGAAAGTCTTAGCCGTGGTTGGCATCTGCCGGAAGAGTGGTATATCTTCTTCTGCGCAGTACTTCTCGATAACCCCAATGTACTCCTTCGCCTTGAGGTTGACTGAGAAGGTCCCTCCTGGCCTGTCATCGAAGCGCTCGCATACAACGGTGTAGTCCTGCACACGCTGCATACCTAGTAGCTGCTCCAGTTGCTGATGGTGATCGTGAGAGCCGAGGTGCCCCATCCTGTAGGTCTCACTGAACCATTCCTGAGTAGTTCCAGGGACATACAAAGCGCTGTAAGTTGCCCAGCCAGTAGTCCCGCCCGGGTCGAACGCTATGACTCTGTAGTTCGGCTCTAGACTCATCGCCCTGTGGTCTCCTTATCATTGTCAAGCGGTTAGACTTGAAGCTATACTTCCCGGGTCTCCTAGTATTAAAGCTAGTGGAATCTCTCATTAGACTTCAAGAGACTTCATTAGACATACGAAGAGACTTTTTAGCTAAGCTCTTCTAGCTGAGCAGTTAGCTCCTGGATGCGAGCGACGATCCTGGCACGAGTTCTAGCAGTTGATCCAGAACCTACAACTTGTACCTTCAAGTTGGTAGGATCGAGGTTCTTCCTGTTCTTGTCGATGAAGACAACGCGCTCATTCCCTTTCAGAGGTCTCCCCAACTTCTCTTCTGCCAGCAAGTGGTGTGTAAGCTTCCAGGCGTCTTTGGTACGGGTGTAGTGGTAACCATTGCTAGAGGTTCGAGTGTCTCCGACCTTACTCGCTTGTCCTCGTACCATACTCTTTCCTCAACTCCTCCTGGTAGAAGACTTCCCACTCTACTCGGTGCAGATTCTTCAGACGTGTTGCTGCTCTTGAGACCGCTCTCTTCTTCAGCCTATCATCTATGCGTGCCTGTGGGTTATTCTCGAAGAGTTCTCTCTGGTAGGCTGCAGTAGCATCCTTACAGGGACGACAAGCCTCATCCTTCTCTCGGACGTGCTGCTTGTACCTGGCAACGGTACCATGTTCGGCCATCAGTCCTCCTTATCGAATAGAGGATAGTTCCCGTCGTAGAGAGGGAAGTAATGCCTGTCGCCATCTTGCTTGCCGTGGCCATGCTGGTTACTTGGATCATGCATGTTAATGCACTCTCGAGGGTTCAGCTTGAACAGACGACACAATTGCATGAAGCCTACGAAGTGTCTGTCATTGTCATTCTTGGAACGGACGTAACTTGGATGGACAAAGATGCGGACCATTACAAGTAGGTCCGGTCTGAACCACAGGTCGCACCGACTACTCCACCCAACCAGCAGTTGACATCCTGTTGGATGATCAAGGACTTCTTGTCAACACCAGTAGACTGGGTCTTCGGGAAGCCTGTGGGTTGGGTACTTGGGACGTACTGGAATGTCTTCTTCGGACCTGCGATCTCTGGCTGGAGCTCTATGCTTAGCCAGGTCAGACATAATCCGACTGTGCAGACGATAACCGCTAACAGTTTCACTATACCTCTCCCCAACTTGTGCCGATCTTACTCTCTGTAGCGAACTTGACGTAACCTTGGACGATCGCTTCTGCCGACTCAAGCATTCGTTGATCCATAACCGATCCGACTCGCTCAGCATCTCGTGGGGCGCACTCGGATAGAATTGAGTCGTGAACAATGTTGCGAACCCATCCGGTTCCCTTGAGGTCTCTCCTGACATTGACCATTGCTCCTAGGCAGGCATCTGATGATATCGACTGAGGCAGGAATGCTAATGCTTCCTTATCGACCTCGTGCTTGTTCTGTTCAGTAATGAGAGGGAATCGTCGAACTCTGCCGAAGGGGGTCTTGAGATCTTCTCCTGCGTGGACCTTAGCTTGGATCGCCTTCTGCCAAGTGACAATCTCGGGGATGACTGAGAAGAAGTTCCGTTTGAGAGTAAGTGCTTCGGAGAACGGGATCTTGAACTCTTCTGCGATAGAACCCTCTCCTCGACCGTAACCCAACCCGTAAACGAAAGCCTTGACACGAATACGGATTTCTTTCCACTCCCCCGGATGTACACTCGACTTAGATGCAAGCCTGGGGTAGAGCACCGGTGTGAGCTCGTCGAATAGATCAACGTCACCAGCATTGAAGATGTCGCGAAAATAGATACAGCCAGCCAACCAGGTGAGCACTCGCAGCTCAGCCTGACTATAATCGGCTTGGACGAAGACATTGCCTGGTCGAGCAGGGACGAAGAGGTTTCGAATGTTGCTACCTCGTGGGATGTTCTGCAGGTTAGGATTCCTGCAAGAGAGCCGTCCGGTAGTAGTTCCATGGACAAGGAATGTCGGGTACACCCTTCCACGGTACAGTCGCTTCCGAATACCCTTGACGTAGGTGCCATAGAGCTTCGCCTCCTTACGATGCTGAAGCAGGACCGTTACGAAGTTAAAGATCGGGAACTCTTCTGGCAACATCCCCTTCTGGGTAGCGAGCTGCTTACAGTAATCGAGGATCTTATACAGTGTCTCCTTCTCTGTTGAACCTACCTTCATACCTAATGCATGGAGTACCTTCTTGACTTGCTGAGGCGATCTAGGGTTGACGAAGTCAACAGGAACCTTGGGGTTGTTCTTGAGCTGTAGATCCATCCGCTGTTCGATCTCGTTCAGGCTGGCGATGAACTGCTTCTCTAGTTCCTTCAGGTATGCAACGTCAACTGCCAGTCCATTAAGCTCCACGAACATGAGTTCTCCGGATGCAGCCACCAGAAAATCGTGGAGTCGCCTTGCGTCTGGATGGTTACTAAACCTCCTCTCGTACATCTCTTGCAAGAGATCCGTGCAATAAATATCGTACGCGTTGTACTTGTACAGGATATCTCTCGGGATAGCGCCGTAACCTTCACCGGGACCGACATACTTCTTGACCTCGTCGTCATAGGGTGGAGCGCCTAAGTACTCCTGTGCCTGATGCTTGAGGCCATGAATACCTGGACGCTCGTCGAAGGCGTACGATGCTAGCAGCGTGTCGAACTTTAGAGGTACTGACCCAATGAAGCGGTATAGTCCGGCAAGGTCAAATTTCCCATTCTGGGCGACGACACCTCTGCGTAGGAGAACGATTCTGAGTGCGCGGTAGAATCGCTTGTTAAGTGCAGCGTCAGCAAATACAAAGTATCCTTCCTTTCGCTTGCCGACTCCAATACAGAGCATAGTGTGCTGGTTAGGGTGACCGAAGCCGACATCCTTTTCAACGTCTGTCTCAATGTCGACAACAAGAGGGCCTTCTCCTCGAAGAAGTTCTCTGAGGATCCTGATAGCGTGTATTGGGTTAAGAACGACTCTGTACTTTGGAGGGGTAAACTGGACACCAGGGTTGACTACCTTTCCTATGTCAATGATGAGGGAAGGGAACCCATCAGCATTTCTAAGACAGTACGCAGGATGAAGGGTGGTGACGACCCTAAGATCTGGATCGAAGCTAGATGGGATACCCGACCCGACTCGTAACTTTGTAACACCAGTTTTACCCGTGAGCGCTTGAGCTGCAGTGTTACCGAGTGCCACCGCGGTCCTGACTGACGCGGCTTCGAGCTCTCCCGCGAGACGATCTCGGCATGCTTTGACAGCCATCGTAGGAGGAGTCGCGTTATCCGGCGGGCGACAAAGGCACGCATTGGTTAGTACTACTTCCTTCCGGCTAATACGATGATGACTAAGTACACGATTGAGAAGAGCTCCAGAAGGACCACTGAAAGGGCGACCCGTGCGAGCTTCCTGGACTCCCGGTGCCTCGCCAACAAAAGCAATTTGTGCCTTCCCTGAGGTCGGGATCTCTGAAGGGACATACTTGCCTACCTCATTGAGCGGACATATCTCACACTGCGCTAAGGGATGCTTCCTCACTTGCCCACCCATCCATGGTAGTCATATTGGTCATCGCCAACTCCTTAGTCGCGTTCGACATAGGAGTCCCGAAGTACGTATCAACTTCTCGACGGATGCTCATTCGTGTGTCTACACTTCTTCCCCTGATGGCGTAGACGAAAGGTGCAGAGGTGTCCATACTCCTAATGGGTAGCTTCTGCTTTGTAACATGCAGAGGCTCTCGCAAGAAGGTAGGGGCTGCACCTAGGAAGTGAATCCTTCGGTCAGCTGTTCCCTCGACCTCCAAGATGGTCCTAGCTGCAGCTAGCCTAGCAAAGGGATCATCTTCCGTTACGAGCCTTCGAGGCAGGTACAGAACTCTGATCCACTTGAACAAGACTGTTTCTCGAAGAGCTAAGTACGTCTCATAGGTTGACATAGCGTTGTTCCCGTGGAGTACGTATCCTAGTTTGGTCTTTACCGGAATACGATGACGCTCCGACGCATGGAAGTCTATAGCCAGGTGGAGTGTCCGTTCTGGGTCTCCCATAGCATCAGGAAGAACAAGCTCGTCGACTTTGTAGTTCCAGGCTGTACTAGATAGCCTAGCAGGAGTGATGTCAACTCCCTCAGCGGCACCATTGTCTAGAATGGTGTACCTGCCTAGTCCCTTAGCCTTGTGGAAGTGTCGAGCATAGGTCTCATGAGAGGTCATGTGAGGAAGCATAAGCTGCAACCTCGACTTACCTGTCTCAGTAATCATTTGCAGTGGAGGGATATAGATCATCTTCACTGTAGTGCTCCCTTAAAGCTCTCAGCCCCAATGGTAATGTTCCCCTCGGAGTCAGCGAGTCCAGCTAGCCGAGGGTCCTGAGCGAGGTACAGCTGAACCATCCGAAGCTTGATGTACTGGTAGCGCATGTAGTTAGCGGTATCCAGACATTCCAACAGCGCTTCCTGGATCATATCCTTGCCGAGGAAGCTAAACGGACCGTACTTCTCCTGACCGAACTCATGTCGCTCGATGCACTTCTCATCGAACTCTCTGGCGAACTCACTCATCAACTCGGTAGGGTCAAGAGAATCGGTCATGCTACCCTTCCTCCAAAACGCTTTTCGTTGTCCGCACGCTTCTGGTAGTAAGCACGTTCGGGATCAACCTTCATCAGGGCGAACGCGTCTAGCAAGTAGGTCAGAACGTCTACCAATTCCATAACGAACTCATGACGCTCCACGGGAGTCATCTGGTTCATTTGGCCGTTACGGTAAACCTTCTTCAGCTTGTTGACCGCTTCACCTGCTTCACCTGACATGCAAGCTGTAATGAAGAAGAGGTCATCTGCTGTCCCGGAGAACCAACGACGACTATCCCCATCAGCTTCGATGGCCATCTCGCCTAGACGAGAGAGTGGCCTACCGCTCATTTGGTTCCTCCGATGATTGACATGAACTCGGCTTTAGCTGTTCTGGAGTGATCACCAAACACACCCAGCATTGCTGAGGTGGTGGTGATGACACCAGGCTGCTGCACACCCCGCATCGCCATACATAGGTGCTCGGCTCGAAGGACGACAGCAACTCCCTTGGGACCCAGATTGGTCTGAATGAAGTTGGCGATGGCATGCGTTAGTTCCTCCTGAACATGGAAACCTTTCGCCTGCTGCTTGACAGCTCGCGCGAACTTCGAAAGGCCTGCAATTCGTCCTTCAGGAACATAGCCAACGAAAGCATTCCCAAAAAAGGGAGCAGTATGATGAGCGCACAGACTGTAGAAAGGTAACGGACCAAGAGTAACCATGTCCTGGGTCTTGGCCGGGAAGGTAGTAAAGTCGAAGGGCTCACGCGTTGTCATCTCCTTAAACATATTCAGCATACGAGCAGGTGTCTTCGCCCTGTGGTCTTCTTCAACTTCACCCCAGGCGTCGAGACTTTCGAGAAATTCCCTCACAGAGTCTTCGGTAGTTCTCAGGTTCAGTTCGAAGTCCGTCTTGCGCTTCCTGACGAAGGCTTGTGCGAGAAGACCTTCAAGTTCAGGCTTGTTACCCAAGAACTCAGCTTCAGATGCCACGCTTGCTCCGATCCCAAATGACGTTGTGCAGTTGATGGCTGTAGGTCCACTCGACCAGTTCATCTCGTAGGACCCATTCGATGAGCTGACTAGGCTCGAGTGCTCCCCATACTACTCCGTAGATGAAGTTAGCTTTGTCGCTAAGCTCGCCTAGAAGTTCGTACCAGCGCTTGGCTTCTTCGTAGTCAGCCTCGTTCTTGATAGTGAACTTGACTACGTCACCCTCGTTCATTCGTTCGACGTTCTTCAAGCGAGTTGACTGAGTGCCTTCAGTGCCGAGGATGTTCACCTCTTCACCTGCACCCGTGAGCTTCCAGTCTAGGACTAGGAACATCCACTCATAGGCCCACTCTGGATACTCTAAGGTACCATTGGTGAATGCTTCCTGAGTGATGTATCCAGTCTTAGCTAGGCCCTCGACAACCTGGAAGAAGCTGTCGTGGTTCTGTAGGAAAGGTTCACCTCCTGTGTAACAGATGTCTGCTCCCCCAGGTGCTACCTTTTCGACCTCTGCGATGATCTCCTCTGGCGTAAGAAGCTTAGCATCAGTACGATAGATTTGTGGATCAATAGCATGAGGAGTGTCGCAAGGCCAACCAGGACAACGCAGATTGCAGCCAGCGAAACGTACAAAAACAGTAGGAGCGCCAACTCTCGGACCTTCACCCTGGATGCTTAGATAGATCTCGGACACGCGAAGTTTTGTCATCTGTACACCGCGTACGTTGCCTTGGACGTGGGAGTCTCCCACAGCTCGACTACGGTCGGAATAAAGCCCATGTTTAGAATGTGTACCTCCAGTTGATCCCAGCACCACTTGGCGAGGTTCTCGGCGGTAGGGATGAAAGGGACGACGATGAGTTTGAAGTCCTCAACATACTCGCCTGCGAACATGCTCATAATGAGCTCATCATCCTCGTACGCGATGAAGCCATGGTCGAGAACATCGTGGACGTGCTCAGTCATAAGGGTCTTTAGATCCCCAAAGTCTGCAAGCATTCCTTCGTCGCTTGCACCAGGCGTCTGAACAATCTGACCGGTAATAGTAACTCGAAGTCGATACCGATGTCCATGCGGGTTCCTGCACTTGCTCTTGTGATTCGGAACTCTATGCCCTGCATCGAACTCCACTTCCTTACTGACTGTGTAGACTTCGAGGTCACCCATTAGTTGTTCTCCTGATACTCTTGAGTAGCTTCTTTCCAGAAGTGAATGTCGTTGTAGTCAGTCTTGTCGACGTCTTCGTACCTCTTGTAGTACGTAACGCCTTCGAAGTCTCCTACGACAACCTGGCCAGCACCTTCGCCCTTGAGCCTGTCGTACGCTTCGTGGATGGCTTCGAGTCTCTCGACGCAGGTTCCACACTTACCGCAGTGGACGTGAGCACCCTTGTAGCAGCTCCAGGTCTCTTCAAGAGGAACACCTAGGACAATAGCTCTGTAGGCAATGTCTGCCTTACTCCTACCAATGTAGGGAGCGATAACTCCTTGCATGTCACCAAAGCCTTCGTTGCCCTCGATGAGTGCAGTGCTAGTTGCCATGATGAAGTCGTACCTGCAGTCAGGATACACGTCATGGTCACCTGCATGAACGCCTGTGATGACGTGCTTAGCTCCTCGAGCTACTGCTAGGCCGCCAGCGATGGACAACATGATCATGTTACGGTTAGGTACAACCGTCAGCTTCATGTTTTCTTCCGCGTAGTGACCTTCAGGTACTTTCGTTTCCGATACGAGCGAGCTTCCAGATTCAGCCAGAAGGGGAGTAAGGCTGCTAAGGTCAACGACGTCATGACGAAGACCCAATCGAATAGCGGTCCGCTTAGCATACTCCAGCTCCTTCTTATGCTTCTGTCCGTAGTTGAATGAGACTAGGTCGACTGTGAAACCTTGATTCAGAGCATCGTACACGACCGTCGTACTGTCTAGTCCGCCACTAAACACGACAACGACTCGAGGCTTGTCAGCCTGGCTGGTTCCCATTGTACTCCTCTGGTGGATGAATTGCTGTCGGAAACAACTGTTCGGTTCGACCTGTACGCTTGACGATGATCAAGCCTCGCTGCTCCATTGTCTGGAACACCTCTGTAGTGACCTTCGCATTGAGGTGGTAGTGCTGCATTACTTGGGACCGACTACATCCAGGCTTTCGCCAAACGAGTCTGTGGATGTTAATGATCTGTCGCTCATATGTAGTCTTGCCGATGTTGGACATGACATCGTCAGCATGTATCTTCCACTGCTCACCATAATGAATGGCACGCAGCACATCGTCGAGCTCGACAATGATTTGCTCGGCTCGAGATCGTGAAGCAGCCAACAGGACGGCTGCCTTGAGGATGGACTTGCTGAGTCGGTCGTAGGTAGGGGTAAGGACGTCTGCCCTGAACTCACTCGCAGTCCCTGCCTCTAGCATCTTGAACTCTAGCTCGTTGTAACGGATCCATGCTTCCGGAGTCATCTGAGCATCCCACATTAGAGGTGACTCGATCTTTCCCGGAACGTTCTTTAGCTCTAGGGTTGTCATCTGCTGGTAGTGAGCTGCTAGATCCCTCATTTCGTCCAGGATTACTTCTTGGTTGTTCCTCGTCAGATCGGTAGGTGGCCCAAGCGGCTTCAACTTCGTCACGTCCGACTTGGCCGTAATAAATATGAATCGTGGCATAAAGCCTGACGAGACTTGTTCGAAGGTCAGGAGACCCGTCACTTTGTTCTTGATTCCACCAGCGAACAAAATTAGCCTCGGGTCCCGTACCTCTAATATCTCCTTCCGGAGGACCCGCTTCTGCATCTTTCCGTCGTATAATTTGGTGAACACCTCCGCCATACCTGCGTAGTAGTCTTTCTTAGTCATCGAGTCTAGCAGACCTGAGAACTCATCCCTCAGGAAGATGCTAGGACGACCTGGACGCAATGACAACGATGTCATGAGTCCTTCAATGGAACCGTCTGTAGCCAGGATGGCATCGGAGTCGATCTCAGCTATCAGATCTACTGCTATGTCCATTGCAGTAGTCTTACGAGTCAGAGTAGTATCCGCTAGGATCATGAACCAGAGGTTAGGGATAAAGGTTCCGAAGCTAGTGGGTAGTCGTACGTTACCTGAGAGCAACGTGGACAGGATGACAAATGCTCCAGCTTGATGATACTGGTGTGCGGCATCTCCCAAGCCTCGGGCCCAAGAGATGTAACGTTCGACGAACGAATCGGGTTGACGCTTGACTGCTTCCTGCTCCTCGGGAGTAAGAAGCGTAGTGTGCTCAGGTCCTTCTGGAAGGTCGAAAAGTCCTTCCGTAGCCTTCCCCCGTGCATGAGCTCTTAGAACTTCCTTCCATAGTAACTTCTCGGATCGATTATCTCTAGCGTACTTGTTACACTTTGCATCCCTCGCAATGAGGAATGACTCTTCCATGGAGAAGCCTGCTTCGAAGCACAGCATGTGTAGCTGCCATAGAGGCTTGCTCCAGTCCTCGTCGGGCTCCGTGTTATATAGAGACCACAGGAGCGGGTTCATCATTCTGCGCTTCTCTTGCAGGAGTGCTTCGGCTGACTCGCCAAGCTCTTCTGGTAGAGGCATAGGAATGGCTACGGTGTTCTCATCCGCTGTACGCGGATAATCCTCGAAGTCACTCATGCGGTACGAAGAAGGATGGTACTTAGCTAACCTGACTACCTGCTGCTCGCCTGCTACCGCACTGTACTTGTAGTTGTAGGTCAGAGGTACTCTGAGAAGCTGAGTTAGGTCCCAACCTGTACGGTCCGCACCCTCTGTTGCGTGATGGTACGCGATCCTCTTGGAGAGGAACTCTGCATCATCGGGGTCGACGTTGTCAAGAGTCCACAGGGCTTGCCATCTATGTGCGGATGACTCGATGAGGATTGTGGGTTGTACTAGGAGGTGTTTCGGGTCACAGGTGTCTAGATCTGACCAGGCTGTCGGTGTTAGTAGTACCTCTTCCTTCTTACGTTTCCTGCTTCGGAAGAGCTGAGGACAAAAGTATACGTTATGCGACGCTACCTGGAGTCGAATCTCTCTTAGCATCTCTGGCAACTCCTGAGGGTACATGAAGTACTGTTCCCAGAAGTTCGTCTTGTCAGGTGTTAGGAACGCCAGGCTAACATAGCCCTTGTGTACACCAAATGCCGTACGAAAGAATGCTTCCCGTGCAGCATCGGTTTCCTGACTCAGTAGGTCCATACATCACCTCCCTTAAGGTGTAGAGGCATTATGTGCGGGGTACCGTTGCTCCCGCTCCCGGCTTACTTCACCTCGTCCGCAGACGCCCCGGCCCTCCCTGTGGTGCTGTGTTACGGGAGCATGCTGTCGCTGCCTACACCCTTTGGCTGCACGTCACGGGAGTCGTACTTGAACCAGGACTTGATCTCGTTCTTGCGAGGCTTCGGACCGTCAGACGGTGTCCAGCCATCCTTCTCCACCTTGTAGGTGTCGACGATGTTGGCAACGCTGACGACGAAGTGGTAGCCCTCGAGCTCGTCAGGCGTAGGAACGTTACCGTTGAGCGGCTTGCCCATCGCCTTCATGATCTGGACCAGCGTGTAGCCAGCGCCTGCCCAGAGCATGCAGTTGCCGTACAGCTTCCGGTTCTCGTACTTACCCTCTTGCACGGTGACCTGGAAGGCGTAGTACGGCTTGCCCGGGTTCTTCTTGGACTGCGACCTTTCGACCGTCACCTCCGTAATGGAGACGTGGTACTTACCGGAAGGAAGAGGGTCGAAGTCTCGAGCTTCGGACTGCGCCTCCTTCTCCGAGAAGTTAACCCGAAGGTTGTTGATGTCGAAGTCGTCGTCTTCGTCGGGCTCGAACGATGTTCCTTCAGGGAGCAGATCTTCGTCTGTAATGGTGATTTCTTCGTCGCGCGCCATGTCTGAGTCTCTCTTCACTGAGTCACTGGTGGTTTGTACATCATGTTGTAGAGCGACTTCATAGTCGGATCTACGATGATCGTCGGCAGCTTACCACTGCGATCCTTTGCAGTGTGCTTAGCCGTCCTGCGGGTGAGAAGGACTCTCTTGATCTCCGACTCACCACCTTCGGTCGGAACCTCCTTGACGTAGTAGTACATCACCACGTCGAGAAAGGCTGCCACCTCATCTGCTAGCTTGCCAGACAAGGATGGCTTGACCTGAACTGCACCTGTTTTGTCATCCTTCTTCTGCTGCTCGAGTGCAGTGAAGATGGTGTGAATGGGTAGGTCTCGCATAGCGCGAACGAACTTGCGCATCTGCTCGATGTTCTTTCCCCACTCACGTACCGATGGAATGTCAGGGTCTACATCCTTTCCCTCATCAGTCTTCCGATTGACGAGCTCGGTCATAATAGTATACATGTTGAACTTTTGACACTCCGTCAGGGAGTCAACGATGACTGTGTTGTAGCCATGGTCGCCTCTGTGGAGTGCATCGTACACCTCCTGCATTTCCTTCCAAGACTGAACGCGAACGGTGTCTACTTCAGGATACGAGTTCCTAAGGCTCTCCGTTCCACCCTCGAGGTCTATCAGAAGGACACTCCGCATCTCTGGTACATCATCAGCGGAGCCTGCAAGAGTCGTCTTGCCTGTACCGGAGTCACCATAGATCAGAATGTTCAGGGAAGGGTTCTTGTTCCCTACCTTCTGAATCTTAGCGCCTCCGATAGTCCTACCCGGAGTGAGCTTTGTAACTGTTGTCAATGTAACACCTCCTTCTATTGACGTGCCCCGGACGGAATCGAACCGCCTCTTCCTCAGCTCCCGTTAAGGATGTGCTGGGTATCTCCTTGTCCACCTATGGTAGGGTGGTCAGGGGCTAACCATTCTAGACTACACCCCACTTGAGCGCTAGATACGCGTCACGAGATTTGGGTGCGCTAGAAGACTGTGGAAGGAACTGGCCGTGATCCGTCCAGGCGTTGAAGTACGCTTCACCGGCGAGCTCACCGGGGCCAGGCTTGTATGCATCCACGGGAGCGATGGAGCGGAAGAAGTCGTACATCGCACGGATGAAGAAGGGGTTGTCCGTGGGGTTGTTTGGCTGACTAGGATTGAGGCCCCACTCCGGGAATGAGATAGGCTTCTTGATCTGCTTGGCGAAGTCTTTCCAAGCCCTGATGCCCCTTGGCGTCCCTCCCTTCCAGGTATCCAGGTTGGCGTCCCACGCTGCCTGACTGTCGAGGGGAGGCCACATGCTGTAGAAGTCGACACCTATGCCATCGATGTACTCTGGATCAGGAAGGCCTCCGTCGATCCGCCAACCAGAGTTAGTGTCGGAGTTACACGACAGGAAGACCTTAGCGTTCTTGCCTCGCTCTACTAGCTCTTCCTGCACAATGCTGTAGAAGCGTGCCCACCCTTTACGGAAGTTAGCCTGCTCGCTCGCATCGACCTTCCACTCGTAACCGTTGTTGAACTCGTGTGCGGGTGACAGATGAAGCTCTCGCAAGCCTCCCCACAAGGTGTAGGCCTGTCGACACTGCTGACGCCAGACACCGTCGAACCCTCCACTAGCTGCGTCGCCCCAGTCGCTAGGGCCTCCACAGGCAAGGTCGAGAGTACCCTTGTAACCCCCACGAGTGACATCGGCCATCGATGGAAGGTTCAACATGTTGAAGCGATCGGAGTCAGACCATACCCTCATGTAGGTGAGAGGTGTTCCACGGAACTTCTCCCAGCCCTGAGCTCGGTCCCAGGTATCCGAGACACCCGACAGCCAAGCGATACCCTTGGTATCAGTTGTAGGTGGAACGACGATCACAGGCGCAGGGATAGCCCGGACGATCTGCTGCTCAGTAGTCCCGTCTGTGTAGAAGGCCTTGACTGTGAACTTGTAGGCCTGATTCTTGAGCTTGTCGAACGTGGTTGTCCTAGCTGAAGCTACGTAGGTACCAGTCCAGACTCCTGAGCCGCTGGTATCGACACCGTCTCGACCGGCTTCGAACTTCAGAACAGGCTTGCCGATGGTAGGAACCCAGTCTACCTTGACAGCCCCAATCTGAGGGGTCGCCTTGACCTGGAGACCTGTAGGCTGAGGCTGTATTCCTTCCAGCTTTGTAACGCGTTGGACTAGTGCGTCGAACTCTTCTCGAGAGACGTCTGGCATTGGAGCTCCTTGTTCTCTGGTGTACAGCTTTCGATCCTGTTTGCAGCCATCACGATTCCCTTTCGGAAGCCATAGTCCCGAATGGCTTCGTATCCGTACTGGCTGCAGGAGGGTGTCTGCCAACACCTAGGCGTGTACTTAGTGTACCACTTCTGATATAACCTAATCAGAAGCAGCGTTACCAGTCTCACCTGTTAGGTGATGGAGCGTTACAGTTATCGTCGATAGGGTTCTGACGAGGAGACACTCGAGGGTTACCTCGACTGCACCGACCACTATCGACATTGGTCCCGTCACAAGGTGACTGACCGTCTTCGTAGATTCCTCGCCTAGGCACTACTGCCCTGGTGATGACCCAAATAGCTCTTAGCATCGCTTCCTCCTGTTGTTGAATGGGATAGACTGACGGACGTGCCGACATCCCATTATCCCACGTCCGTCAGCCTTACTATTGTTGCGACTTCCTATCTGTGCTAGGCTCTTCCCTCAAGTAGTAAGCCTCGCGCCTTTCGAACATTGTCTCAAGCCCGTACTCATAGTCTCCACCACGAGTCTTCTCGGTGCAGGGCTCCTTGAATGCACAACCACTACAGCCTCCCCAACCTGAACGACTTGGGTTGGGGTAGATCCTCAAGTCAGGCGCAATCATGTCGAGAACTTCGTTACCCAAGTCACGCTGAAGGTTCAGAAGCTCCTCTTCGGTCTTGTGAATCTGAGCCCTGTGGTAGAAGATCTGACCTTCGGACTTGAGGAAGTTGAGGTACGTATCATACAGTCCATCAGTATAGGCTTTGGTGTCGCCCTCAGAGACAGCCTTCAGATACGTATCGAAGTCTGTATCCATGTCGGCCTTGACGGAGTACATACGACCTAGGCGGATGTTCTTGTTGCGAGGAGGAGGAAGGGGGTAGCCCTTCTTCTGTTCATGATAGATGAACCCTCGCACGTTCATCCCAATAGACCACAGGGCCCAAACGTAAGAGCCTACCTGGTCATCCAGATCGAGGAACGAATGGTCGTCTGGGATACGAGCTGCGGTCTTCCAGTCGATGATCCAGAGGTCACCGTTGTCGTCCTCCCCCAAACAGTCAAGACGACCTGCGTAGACAACTGGGAGACCCGCCCATCCGCCTTCTGGCCAGTTCTCGGTAGTCTTTCCATGCCAATCAGTGGTCTTCTTATAGCAGGCGTCGCACCTACACCACATCTGCTCACCTGTGTCAGGGTGAGGGATGGGTACCATGAAGGGGATCTCGACTCTGATAGGTCGCCAGTGCTGATCTTCTCTAGGACTAATGACCTCGTGCTGGTACCTAAGCATTCCGATACCGAGGGCCTTGCGCTCATCGAAGTCCGCATCGACCTCTTCAGGAGTCTTGTACATCAGAACGTCATGAGCGATCTTCCTCTGCTCATTGTTCTTGTCAACGAACGCTCGAATGGACTGCTCAAGGACTACCTCTCGAGGCATATCCCAGGTCTCAGGTGCGTAGTAGACCTCTTCAGCCTTGTGGTAGGCAGTCCCGAAGTCCAGCTGCTTGGGAGTCAGCTTGGGGTAGAATCCCTCTCGGAAGATCCAGTCCCACCGACGTCGACACCCTCGAAACGACTTCCGCTCAGACGTGTGGAACTCATGAACGAGTCGACGATCTATATACCAGTTGATGTCTTGATCCACCTGCATCCCTCTCTGCGGGCTTATACTATAATTATATAGTGGAAACCCTTGGGAAGTCAACTCTTTCCTCTACGATCAATCGTCAATCGAATCTGCTACCGGCTAACGCTACCGACAGACAGAACAGGACGAAGAGAATGAAGGGGTTCAGTAAGACCTCCTTCATGACCTCTCCCTCTGTAAGGCATCGAATCTTTGGATGGAGTCGATGGTCTCATTGAGTCGAACGAGGCCCTGCTCAGGAGTACAGCCATCCCATTCAGGCGCCTTCTCGTACTCCGTAATGCCTACGAAGTGAGGCCACCAACTCATGGGGAGGTGGTAGGTGATAGGACCCTTTGGAAGGTTAATCCCCACGATGAATGAGTCCTTGAACATCGTTCCGTCGTGGTGCTGCTTCGACATCCAGCTCCGCAACCTGTGGCTACTGAACACCAGAGCCCTGAAGAGGGTGTAGCGGTGCTCGTACAGCTCGTGTGGGGTATGCCAGTCCATCTCGATGCTCTTGAAGGCTGGCAGCCTATCAGGTAAGTCCTTGTAAGCGTCGTAGAAGTTCTGCGCTGACTCTTCCGTGTCGAACTCGATCGTAACTACCTTACCCATTGCTTCTCCTCCAGAGGTTCTTGATGACGCGACCTCGATATAGGTTGTCGATGTTCCATCCATAAATGCCCCCCATAACGCAGGCGAAGATGGTGTACCAGAGACCCTGAGTGACGTACATGTACACCAAGGTCTCTAGTCCGAAGATGAGGACGAGTCCTCCGGCAAGTCGCAAGACTCCAAACCCAACTCTTCTTCTGTCCATTCGTGTGTACTCCTTGTACCTCGTTCGAGTGATGAGACTGATGGTGGTAACAGATTGTAACCCATGGAGTATTGCCAGATGTCTCCAGTGGCCCAACGCTTCGTAGGCCTACCACAAACACCACAGACCCACCAACCCCACTTACGTCCGCGAGTCCACCCTGTGGTTCTCTTACGTCCACGGTGACCGTCGTCCGGATTACAGAACAGGGTAGGCTTCTTGTATACAGCCGTAACCTTGAACCTGTAGTGGTCGAGCTCATACGTGTTCAGGGCGTCTCTGACGAACTGCTTAGCATCTTTGTCATCCTCGAACTCTACTACGACTCGCACAGGCAATGCAGGTACCTCCGTAACGTGTGTCGAAGAACTCTTCGGGTAGGTTGCCGTGGTAGGCTCTAGCAGCTGCTACGAACTCGTCGGAGTTCTTGTTGAGCTGGATCGATAGGATCTGCCCCCAAGGAATCTGCATACGAGTGTTGGCTCTGTCACCCTTGTCGTTGGGGAAGATGATGCAGAAGTAGTTCTGTGTCTCCTGTAACCTATCGAGGTCCTTGAACCAGAAGACATATGACTGCTTCGGCTCGTGAGGTGGTGTATAGTTCATGAAGTGACGGTTGCCCGGATCCCAAACGTACGCTAGCTCCAGACCGATCTCGATAGTGACACGACCATCCGGTATCGGTTCACCACTCTCTAGGTACTCAACCATTAGCGGATCCTCCTGTTGGGTACGTACTTGTCTTTCCAGACGACCTCAAACGGTCCGATGTCGATACCGAAGTGGCGACGACTACCAAACTTGGCATACCAGACTCCGAAGGTCCAGTTAGTCCAAGTCCATCTCACGATTCGAATCATCCGACGAACTTCTCCATCTCTGAGACGTAGTAGATCTCCTGAACGCCGTCACCCATCCACCGGATCAGTTCGGTCCAGGTGAAGCTCTTCGGCGACCTCGGACCCGTAGTAGACCACAGACCGTTCATCTTGATGGCAGCGTAGTGGTACGGCTTCGACGGTTTGTGTAGCTGGCGTCCGTTGTACTCATGGAACACCTTGTCGAAGACAATGATTGCACCATCCGGGAAGTCGTCCTCTCCGAAACGGTCGTACTTCCTTCTTACCTCTCTGGCTCGTTCCAGCAGTCGCTCTGCCTGACGTTCCAGACTCTCTGCAGTATCTGCACTGATCACTTCGTTTGCCTCCACTACGTAGTGTCCCGGGGGAGCACCTTTCAGTCGATCAGGTACCTTGAACGAAGGTGCGAACAGGTAGTCCTGACTTGGCCAGATGACTCTCTGACGTTCTAGTGCATGCTGAGTCGGTTCCGGCTTGGCTGTATCGTTAGGTCCATACAGATCCCAGTCTGGTTCTCCTCCACCATTGTTGCCATCGTATCCGAAGTTACCGCTTGTAGGCATTACAACTGGTCCTTCCTTAACCAGACCTCGTGCTTGCTCGGGTCCTTGTCGCACTCCTCGTCGAACCGATGATGGTGTAGTACGGACGACTCCGTCGTGGCGTAGTAGTCGCCCTGCTGACGTCGAAAGGCTTCGTCCCTCATCTTGTCGACGTCTGTTACACCAATGATGACGAAGTAGTCGTGATCGGCAATGCAGCTACCGAACTCTGTAGTGGCACCCTCAGGCTCTTCACTCATGCTGCCTTCATCTCCCCTGTCTCCTGGTTCACCTTGTCGCCCAAGATGGCCTTGATCCATTCCCACTTCTCGGCTAGACGTGTATGCCGACCTAGGTCAATAGTATCCTTGGCCATGATGTCGATGGTGTTGACGTTATTCACTTGCCCTGGTCGGTGCAACCGATCTTCGGCCTGCTTGTTCGCCTTCGTTGACCAGTCACGATCTAGGAAGATAGCCGTATCGGTCGTGTTCTGTAGTCCATCGATGCCTTCGCCAGCTGCAGAGATGACACCAATGAACGCCTGGTAGTCATCGTGCTGCCAGTTCGCCAACATGTTGTCACGCTGTCCCTGTGGTGTATCTCCGCTTAGGACGTGAGACTTGATCTTGTGCTCCAGGAGAGCCTGTTGCATCAGGTAGCACATCTTCTTCGAAGCTGACCACAGGACGAACTTCTTCTCGGGGTGCTCTTTCAGGATCTCAAGTACGGCTTCCAACTTGGAGCTAGGCAGCTTGAGGTAGACTACCTGAGCCTGGTATGGCTCTAGTACCTGAATCTGCTTAGAGCCTGGAGGGTAGTATGCTCGATGCTTGCCGTCGCTGTCAGCCCTAATCTCTGGTTTGATCAATGAGCCTGTAGCATCTGCCCAGCGCTTAACCCTCCTGCGCTTGGTCTCCGTACGGATCTCTGGTGTAGCGAGTGCAATTTGACTCAGCCGAGTTAGTTGAGCAACGGCAACTGAAGCAACTAGCGGTGACGATTCGTGCTCGTTCACCCAAGCTACCATCTGGTCCTTCATCTGCTTGTAGATCCTGCGCTGCTCTGTTGAGAGTTCTACCCAGACTCGATCGTACGTCTTGTCGGGGAGCCAGGACATTACTCCTTCGGGATGGTGAGGACAACACTTCTCCTTCTTCAGGTGACGAACGAACCATGGGCTCATCTCCTTCTTTAGGGACTGTGCGTTCTGTACACCGACTACTGTCGTGTAGCCCCTAGGGTCTACCTTGCGGACGACGTACTGCTTGTCGAACCTCCAGAAGGACCTGTAAACCTTAGGCCAGAGCCAGTTTAGTATCGACCAGAGATTTTGAGGCTGATCGCCACTAAGAGTGCCAGACATAGCCAGCTTATGTACGGCTGGGATACGTTTGAGTGCCTGGGTCGCCTGCGCTTTACGATTCGAGGCACGATGAGCCTCATCCGCGATGACGGTATTGAACTTGATCTTGGCGAGCTCTGGAAGAAGCCTGAGTGCGTCCCAATGCATAATGTAGACATCGGCCTTACCCTCCTTGATGGCCTGAATGAATGCCGTACGGTTCTTACGGTCGATCACGAACACGTCTGTCTCAGGTGACTGCCACTTGTACTTACTTACCCAGGACGAGAAGACGTTGATGGGACAGATCACCAGTGTCGGGAGCTTGACCTTAGCAGTCCTGTACCAGATGTTGTCCAGCTCGATCGCTACGTGGGTCTTCCCCGTACCCATCTCCGAACCGATAGCACCGTTACCTGCCTTGGCGATCCTGATAACGTCTTCGACCTGGAACTTCTTGAGCTGGAACTTCTCCCCTTCGGTCATGTTACTCCTCGATCTCAACTCCACAGGACGGGTTGGCGCACTGCATGTACCTACTGACGTTGTCGACGTTGATGATCTCTCGTGCCTCGTCCTTGGTAATCTCGGTTGCCAGAGGAGTCGGACTGTCTCCCCAGACGTCGACCAAGTTATGACTACACATCGCCTCGTGTATCCCTTCTTGCTTCGTCGATAACCCGTTGCTCAGGCTCTTGTCCTCTGTTACGCATTAGTGAACTGTAGCAGGCAATGAAGAGCTCAGACATGTCACGTGTATCTGGCATAGCCCATCGGCAGCCTGGGTCACTAGAGTCCTGTCTGTACTCCCATCCCTCACACATGTAGTTACCATTGTACATGATGTACCGAGAGAAGCATTCAGGACAAACCTGATCAGTACTCATGTCAAGTGGGGCTAGACGAGGCCACACCTTCATCTTTGATCTTCCCCTTCTCTCGGAAGAACTTGTCTGCCTCTTCTACACGTACGCATCGACGACCGCACTCACAGTTGTCGACCTCGAGCTTCTCCTCACGGATGTAGTAATGGATCAGCTGAGGACTAATTCCTCTAGCCTTAGCGTACTCTGAAACTGCCATCAACGTCAGCAAGCTCACCTCCCTGTGGTCTTCTGCACACCCTCTGTGCTCAGTCTAGCTAAGAGTCTAACTAGCAAGATCCTCTAGGTGATAGTTACTACGAGCCCTAGGGGAATTTCTTATTAGACTCCAAGAGACTCTATTAGACATACGGAGAGACTTACTCTCAAGCTAAGTTCTTAAAGACGTCTACTACCATCCAGAGCACGCAGAACAGGATGAGTAGCCATGTGAGTACCCCAAGGACGATAAGCACAAGCTCAACGTCCCTGGGTCGCAAACTCAACGAGGCCTCCGTCGTACTTCTGATCCGCGCAGCAGTGATGCTGCTCGGTCGGCTTCCATCGCTTCCCTGATCTGGTTAGCCATCTGATCATGACCCTCGAAGCCGACATACATCTTGGGTCGCTTCTTGTGGTCTACAGGCTTCGGAACGCTACCGTCAGGATTGACCTGAACGAGCCAAGGCGTGTTGAACCACTTACACCTCTCGTTTCGACAGTAGATGGTATGCAGCTTGGTACCCTTAGGTGCATTGGGTGCAGCTACCGATCCACTGTCCTCGCCAGGCTCTTTGCACCTTGGACAGCGCTTATGATCTTCGAACGTTTCGTCTACCTCGTCACTCATGTGATGATCCCAATCGCCTTCTCGATCCGCTTGATTCGGGTACTTAGATCTCGCACCGTCTGCATTGGTGCGTACTCGGTAGTGTCTTCAGGGTCAGCGCTGTTCAGGTAAGCCTCCCAAAGCTCTGGGGTTGGTTCCCTAATCAGTTCCCACTGCGAAGGACTGGACCCGCCACCACGTCGTAGCTGACGAGCACAACCCATACCCTTGAGGGCCTGAGTCACCTTGGTGTAGTACGGTACACTAAGCCCGCAAGTGTCGACGACAAGCTCCACGAGCTTACCTTCGTACACTAGCATGTTGCTATCCTCGGCCTGGATGACTGTACCTTGAGCTGCCATCTCCATGTATACCGTTACAGCGTGACGGAAGACAGCTACTGGCGCTTCCATTTCCTGCTCAGACATCCTTCTGCGCCTCCAGTTGGCCCTTGATATCCTGTAGGACCTTGATACGGTAGTCGTAGTCAGCAACTACTTCCGTCAACATCTTCACTGAGTTGACGGATTTACATGACTCCGCATGTGTCTTCGCGTCTCCGAGTGCTGATATGGTAGCATCTACCATATCACTCACCACTTCGGAGTCTTCCGGCTTTACGGTTATTTCCATTGCACTTCTTTCTGTTGCGGTGTAATACAATTATACTATAGTCCTACAAGGTATATCAAGTGTGTAAAGGAAGAGCCGGTAGGTGTTCCTCGGAGGTATGAGGGGACCTCTGGTACTTACCTACCGGCTCTTCTTGAGTAGTCCAGGCCTCAACTAGCCTTGAGGGACCTCCCTGGACTACTCGGCTTCCTCGACCTCGCCGACGGGGGCAGCGTCAGTCGCGGAAGCGGTCTCGGTGGCTTCGGGCTTGGCCGCCTTCTTCTCAGCCTTGGCCTTCGCGTTCTCGGCAGAAGCCGCGGTACGCTTGGCCTTCGCGTCCCACCACGCCAGCGCATCGGCGAGGACCAGGATGTTCTCGCGCTGGACGCCGTTGCTGTCGGTCACGGTCTGAGTGGCGAGGGGGTTCTTCCCGTCCTTCGCCGACCGGATGTACGAGTACACCATCTGGGGCGCGACGACGTGGTCACCGGACTTCGAGTGGGTGTATCGCCAGTTGCTCGGGTCCAGGTTCTCGGCGTTACCGTCGAGCGGCTGGCTGAGCACCTTGGCGAACGCGACCGGCGTGATGAACCCCTCGGGCAGGTCGCCACGCTTCGGAGCAGCAGGCTCCTTGGCCGGCTTCTCTTCCGACGTGTCACTGCCTTCGGTGCTGGCGATGACTTCGGCTTCGTCGTCCTCGGCCGGAACGTCGACCTCTTCGATGCCTTCGCCGTCGACCTCGAGCTCCGGCTGGAACTCTTCCACGGTGGTGGTCTCTTCAGTCACAGTGTTGTCTCTTCCTCTACGTGCCATGATGTTCTCCTGTTGTGATCCGGAAGCAAAAACACCCTTATGTTTTTGCTCTACTTCTATTATAGCGTAGTCCAGTAGTACCCATCAAGCGAGACCTCGAAGATATTTTTGGATCGGTCTCTACTTAGCAATCGAACGGATCAGTCGTTGGACCGAAGTCCAAGCCATTGTTGACTTCCTCGGGCTCGACCTCTTCAGGCTCCTTCATGATCTTGTCGAAGCAGTACTCACAGAGCAGAGATATAGACCACTCGGACATTCCTGCGCGAGAGTAGATGTGACCATGCGTTACTGCGTGCTCGCCTTCAACAAAGAAGATCTTCTCCTTACAGCCCACGCATTGCTTCTGGTAGTTGTCATCTTCTCGAGCTCGGACCTTCAACTCGAAGACGGCGTTCTTGTACTGCGCCGCACGGTCTAGCTGGCTAGACATGTTCTCTCCTGTACCAATATCCGGGAACTTGGTCACAACTTCTTCCCTTCCCTCTTGACGAGCTCCTTGCGAAGCGTCTCTCTAGACACTCTACCCATCTTCTCGTACTCACCCTTGTATGAACGAGTGATGAGCTTAAGTGTATGAGGCATACACTTGTCGATCCTCTCTCGGTCGCAACCCGGACGCTCGCACGCTAGGCGAAGAACCCACACGTACTTGATCCCCAGGCGTCTATCTGCTCTCTCCTGGAAGTATGGCGCGTCCTTGATGTTAGGCCACATGTGTCCACGTTCTGCGCAGACGAGCCTGGTTGTGCTTACCACTGGTCTCCTCCTTGGTAGAACCAGCACTGCCGACCTCGATGAGGTGACAGCGCGAGCACGACCTAGGACTTACCTTTACGCTTCGTTAAGTCGACCGTAGGAGAGGCCAATAGGTTGCTCCCAGGCTGTGGCTTGGGTCGACCCTTGACGTGAGGTCCTCCCTTGAGTGCCATCGTTGGAGTGATGTCGACGTGCTGCGTCATGACTGGGATCGATCCAGTAGCAGGCGCCGGCGCGGGCGTTGCTGACGGAAGCACCACAGGGTGTTGAGCTTGATCATTCATGGCGCCGATGTACTCTTCACGTCTGGAGGCTTCGATGCCGATGGACTTTAGCCACGAGATCTGTTCGTTAACTGGTAGCCACATGAACCAGTCGACGATCAGTTGGCTGAGGACTGGTGTAGCATAGTCTTTCATGATGATGTTTAGGGTGACACCTTCGTCACTCATTGCGACCTCTCCCTGATTGGTTGATAATGATGTCCATGATCTCGTCCTCGCTAAGCTCCGATGCTTGCTCCCACGGAACCTCTTCCTCGTCGAGTAGCCCCTGGTCCCTGTCTGCGTAAGCTACGCCCGCGTGGATGTGTTTCGACAGCCACGTGGCATAAGGCCAGCACGCAAGGACTAGCATAGGTATCCCGATGAGGAGTCCTACTGGTGGTAGGAACAGGAAGAACAGGCCAACAGCTACGTTCACCAGGCAGAAGGGGAAGTATACAACCATCTTCAGCCATGGTAGCTTGGGCTTAACCACTATTACGAACCTCGTCCATCAGTGACAAGAACGTTCTGAGCTCTGGCCTGGTAGCCATATGTAGGCTCTTCCTGGACCTGCTCTCTAGGCTCTTGTAGATCTCGTCGAACCTCCCATGCATGTTGCCTTTGTCGTACTCGACCTGAAGCTCCTGCTTGACCACTCTCCAGTCCCACCTTACAGACGCGTACGTAAGGAACTCGTGGTAGCGTGGAGTCTGCATGCGCTGGAAGCTGTCCCTAACCTCTAGGACAACCTGGTCACGCGATGAGCCTGCATCACCTTGTCCCGAGTTGCCCATGCGAACGGCGTTGAGACAGTTAATGGCTCGGTACAGCCTCACTGCTTCCTCTTGACGTACTCCGTAACCCATCGACTTGGCCTCGAGCGCGAACTCGTCGACCGTCTCTGCGTTGAGAGACACGTAGTCGACCAGTCTGTACAGGTTAGCTTCTGTACCGGTAGCTGTAGTCCAGCCACCATCGTTCCTATTCTCCTTCAGGAACGACACTCGTAGAGCCTGCCAGCTCGGCCGATACAGTAGTGCCCTCACAGTCCTAGCTCCCTCTTGAACCGTCGACCTGCAGTCGTTCTCTCGAAGTGGATAATGTGATCCTCCTGCCATGCCTTGATACACTCCATGGTCAGACAAACATAGGCCTCGTGATCGCACGTGGCTGCAGTCCGTATAGGGATCTGGGTAGGCTTCGCTCTTCCGTCAGCGTACCTAGGCTCATCTGGTGTGGGGTTCTTGGGCTCCATGGTTAGGTATGAAGCCGACGATAGGTTCCTTGCCATCTCTCCTCCTTGGTAGAACTAGCAGTGCGCCCGCCTACTCAAAGTAAGAGGGTCGCACCGCTAACTCGGCCAGTGAGATCAGTCCTGGACTTCGACCTCAAGGTAGTACTGCTCGTCATCCTCGGACCAAATAGCAACTGGTACCGATCCGTCTTTGCGCAATGTCTCCGGGAACACCTCGACGTATCCGTCCCCGAACCGTCCGAGGAGTTCAGTAAGTTCCCCAATGAGGGTCGACAACCTCTTCGCTTCCATCACATCTCCCTGTTAAGCTGGTCCTCGTAAGGGAACTTACGAAGGTGTTCCTCCTCCACATACAGTGGAGTACTGGTAATACCCCTAACGTTCGAGGATATGAACGTGCAGCCTGGTGCACGCCGACACAGTCTCACAAATCCCCACGCAGCTCCAACGACTGCTGACCCAGCTGCCCACCACTCTAGTAGAGTCATAGTGGTGTTACCTCCACGTCCTGTAGTCCATCGAACTGCCCGAACTTACTGCCAACAACGGCATCGTGCCGAATGAGTGACGCCATCGCATCGGCGTAGCTCTCCGTGTCGTACTCGTTGTCACTCGGCACTACCAATCGAATGGTAACACCGAACGTCACACCCTTCATCGCCATCAGAACTCCACGGTGTCTCGTAGGTTGTACTCCATGGTGCAGATCGCGTCAAGGATGCTACCCAGATGCTTGAGGTCCTCGACCAACCTCATCTCGTTGTTACCTTCACCTTGTGCCAAGGCGTTGACGTCTTCAGCCTTGCGGATCTGGTCAACGCAGTTCGCACGTGCCTGAGAGAGTGCATCGATCAACGTCAACGCGTGATGCTTCGACAGGTCGTTAAGGTGGTAGAGCTCGTAGTCTGTGCCCTCACCCGTCGAGTGTCGAGTCTTGCTGGTCCGTAGACTTCTCATCGCTGTGTTCCTCTCAACTCTCTTGGCTTCCTGGTGCTCTTTGAGCACCGTAAAGGCTTCCTCGTTCAGTCGTTTACCTAACTCGTCATCAGGGTGTGTCTCTACCTCATGCCTGAGGCCTGGGTACTTCCTCAGGAGCTCTTCATCGTTCATCGGTCCTCCCTCTAACGGTGGCAACGCACTTCTCCAGAGCATTACCTTGACCTTACGAACTCGATCGACCTGATCTGTCGAACGGCATCTCGTTCTTCAGGATGCTCTTCGCACCAGTGCGTCATCGCAGCCACTAGTGCTGTGTACTGCTCTCCATTCATCGTGGCAGTCACTTGCAAGTTCACGTACTGCTCTTCATCCATCTCTTTCCTCATCTCCCTGTGGTCTCTGAGTACAACACGGGCGGCTTCCTCGTCGGAAACATCCCGCGCAACACCTAGAGTCCAGCGAGCACGTCGACCTGTTCAACGGAGTGAACGAGCATGGTGTTGAACACTGCGACCATGTCCCCATCGAGTAGGAACACAACCATGTTGGAGGCTAGTCCCATCTGCTCCGCGTGAACTAGCTTCTCTTCGAACTCGCCCTCAGGCTTCATCAGCTTCACAAGCCACGCCTGTACGTTTCTCATGTCTTGTTCCCCTCCGCTAGGGTGATAGGTGTACCTTTGGCCTTCAGCTTGTCCTTGGTCGCGTTCAACGTGTGTGCCTCGTTCCAGAGGTAACTGGTCAGCTGTGGCATCAGACGTCCTGCGTTGTACCTCGTCGGGCAGTTACCCAAGTTGAGGTACCGCTCGTCGTCGACCAAGTAGTGCGCATCGTGGTCCGCCCATGTTGCGAACACAACACCACAGGAGCCGCACTTCCCTTCGGTGTAACCGTCCTGTGGGAACGGTCGCTCGATCAGGTCCGTGATCTCCTTCGACGCGTTCTCGAAGGCCTTCCTCTTCTCTTCTAGCCTCTCGGCCAGGATCTCCCACTTGCTGCGCATGTTACTTCCCCATCTCTTGAACGTTTACCAAACCTTTGGGATCGTTCGAGGTGTCGATGTAGTTGAGTGCGTTCTCGATGGTGTCGAACTCCATACGGAACACTCGTGTCGTTGGTGCTACGAGGATGGTGGAGAAGTCCTCTGTGGTAACTTGTTCTACACCAACAACGGTAACGATGACCTCAGCGTAGCTCGTGTTCACCCTACTCATGGCTCTGCCATCCCTCCGCCAACTTGTACAGTGGGTCACCAGTAGTCTCATCCGTCCCTACAAGGACGATAAGGCCATCGAGCACCATCTGGTCCAACTCGTACTGAATCTGCTCTGGTGTAAGGTCGCTCACTTCGCTACCCTCTTCCTCTGCTTGAAGATCACCTTACAGACCTGGCACTGCTTCCGGAAGTAGAACTGGTTGTCGGTAATGCTCCACAGCACCTTACCGCAGTGCTTCCCGATCATAGTCCACTCCTCTTCAGCTTCTCGAGCGTACGCTGGTACGTGTCTGCCTCTTCTTGCGTCATGTCAACTCCCTCATAGAGTTACTCGGACTAGGAAGGCATCCTCAGATCCTCATCTGAGGACACCAACCTAACTCTAGTAGCTCGTACCGTTACTGCAGAGGATGACTTCGCTCTCGTTGTCCGGTCCACTGTTGGAGTAGATCTTGCAGTAGACTGTGTGGTCTACCCCAACGAAGTCCTTGTCTTTGTTCGTCAGTCGATCTCCACCCTTCGGCAGTGTGATCTTCGAGTAGCTAACGGTGAACGTCTTCTTCGCTCGGTTGACCTTGTACTCCACGTGCGACAACCTGTAGCTCGTCTTGGCCTCGTAGTGGCCGAGCAGGCAATCCTCCCACTGAGCACCACTAAGCGGAACGCACACCTTCACGCTCTCGCGTTGTGCGAGCCAGCTCTTGTAGGTCTGCGGTAGCGTGAAGCGGAACTTCGACGGCTCCTTGTCGGCAGAGACCACAGACGTTACGCTAGCGGTCTCCGAGTTGCTGCGAGCCTCTGCACCCATGTGCGCGAGACCAATTCCTACGGTACTCGTGGCTACCAAACCGGAAACTAACGCAGCCGAGATACGCATAACCACTCCCTCATTTCCCCTCGTCCCTCTGACGAGGTAGGAAGGCAACCTTTCGACTCGTCTCTCAAGTCTCGAAGTCACCAACCTACCCTTTCAGTGCGACTAGAACCTGTTCTGGATGTCGTTCTTCGGAACCACGTACGCTCCGATAATCGGATCGAGGTCGTCAACGCTCTCGATGTCGTCGACACTCCGATCTAGGAACTTGTTGAGGTCGAAGTTGGGGCTGATCGGATCTAGTGACGTGTCGTAGTAGCTCTTGTCGCTCATATTCCCTTACCTCCTATGTAACCGGTGGAACAGTTACCACCGAGATCCCATGTGTACTTACGTTTGGTGCTGTCTACCGTAACGCACGTCTCTCGAGGTGTGACTCGGTCGATGAACACCTCTCCTGTCTCCGGAGACGTGATGAAGTTGGCGTAGATGGCCCTTGAGGTGTTGTTCGTTCCGCCTGCCGACCTCCCCGTCTCTCGAGAGTGAAGTCGCTTCAGAGAGCCTCCCTTGTTCTTGACGTTCCTCTTCGAGGGAACGTCTGTGTTGCGACTCTCGATGTAGAGGCCGTTACCTAACGAGATCCTCAT